TTACTAAAGCTGAACGTTCTGGTATTTATGCTTATATAGATTTAGGAGGAACTTTTATTCATCCTCTTGTGTATAAGACATTATGTAAATTAAATAAGAAGATTGAAAGTATTGTAAATGGTACTGAATACTTTATTATTAATGATAACGGTGAATTAATTGTTTCTGATGATGGTAATACTGGAATAGACTGGCTCAAAAAGAATTTCAATAAAATCAAGTTTAAGAAGAACGACTCATCTTCTAGAAATAAAAGAGTTGAATTTATTGAAAAGTATAGAAATGAAATGTGGATTACTAAGTATATAGTTATCCCAGCATATTATAGAGACGTTGATACTAGAGATGCTGGTATCGGTGTTGGTGAGATTAATAAACTTTATAGTAGTTTATTAATGGCTACAAAATCACTTAAAGAAACTGCTGGATTTGGTCTTACATTATCTGATGTTACAAAAGCTAGAGTACAGAATATTCTTGTACAGATATTTGACTGGTTTGGTAATGGAACCACTATCAATGGTCAAGAAACTCCAGCAAACTTGCCTGGTAAAATGGGGCTTATTAAACGCGGTCTTATGTATAAAACTATAGACTATTCTGCACGTCTTGTAATGTCTGCTCCAGATGTATCTGGTGAGAATATTGATGACTTAATGATTGATATGAATCACGCTGCATTACCATTAGCTGCTGCATTATGTTGTTTTAAACCATTTATAATGTTTTGGTTAAGACGTTTCTTTGAAAATAGATTTGCCGGTAGATTAGAATATCCTATAAAAATCAATGATAAAGAAACAGTAATGGTTCCTCTTGTAGATTATCAGATTGCTTTCTCTGACGTAGAACTTGATAAACAAATTGAACGTTTTATACACGGTTATTCTAATAGATTTATTCCTATTGATCTTCCTGTAGATAAAGAAGAATTTGCTAGACAAGTTAAAAATAAAGAATTAAAGACATCGACTGGAAAGCCTGTAGATTTAAAGAAATTAAATTTTGGTATGTTTTTTTCTGGTTATAAATTAAACAATTCTAAAGAGTTTGATGAAACAAAGAAAGAATTTTCCCAGGAACATAAAATAACGAGAGTGTTAACTTGGTGTGATTTATTCTATATGGCAGCTTGTGATGTTACAGAAGACAAGATGGTTCTTATTACACGTTTTCCTATTGACTCTTATTTAAACCAGTATCCATCTAAAGTAAGAATAAAATCTACTGTAAAAACCCAACCTATGGTAATTCAGTCTTATTTTGAAGATAATAATAAATTTTATAAATGGTATCCTGTTATAAATAATGAAGACATAAACTCTAATACATCTCCTGTATTTGAAGATACCCTTTCTATTTGTAATGGACTTATTGATGCTATGGGAATGGACTATGATGGCGATACTGCTATAGTTAAACCAGTGTATACGATAGAAGCTAATAAAGAATGTGAAAAACAAGCAGATGCAAAGATTCAAGTATTGGGTATGAATGGATACTCTAGTAGAACAGTAACAAAAGAAAATATACTATGTCTATATGAATTAACTATTCAACCTGATGATTCTATTAAATTTGTAAATCCAGAGTTCTAGAGTTATATATAATAATAGTGGTAATATGAGGAGATATTACTTTCCGCCTATTATCGAACATACTAAAATGAAAGGAGGTGTTAAGTATGTTCGGAGATGGATTTGGAGGCGGTCTATACGATTGATTATTGTGGCAATAATCTAATCTATATAATAAGAAAAGAGGTGAATTAAAAAGAATGACCAGAGTATCTTGTGATACTCTGGCTGTTCTTTTTTGTATAATTAGTTTATTTTTTATTCAGCTTCGTCTTCTTCACCGTCGATATAAGACCAGTCAGCAGTTTCAGGATTCTCAGGATCAGACTGAACTTCCTCTAGTGACTCAGTCTCAGAAGGAACGATTACTTCATCTTCCTTTTCTTCTACAACTTCTTCAGTCTCAACAACAGTTTCTTCAACCTTCTTGGCTGGAGCTTTCTTTGTTGTAGTAGTTTCTGTAGTTGTCTCAGTTGTAGATTCTTCTTCCTTAATCTGTTTAAGAGCTTCAGAATTCTTTCTAACCTGAGCAAGCATTTCGTTTCTTTCCTGCTGTTCGAGCTGTTCATTCTTATATGCAAGAAGAACACTCTTGAAATTGTCAGCAGTTAATCTTATCTTAGCACCACTTGTCTTATGAAGTGTAACTATAGCATAGCATGCAAGACAGTTTGCAATTTCAGAAGCACTAAACTTCTTTCTAATAGAAGAGTATCTATTGATTGTTGGTCTAATAGTAGTGACAGGATAGTTCTTTGTCTCTACAGTACACATATACTTAGTAACTTGTGTTATCATTATTTTATCCTCCTTTATAATACATTAAGCTCTTTCTTCATCCATCAAAGAATCAAGATCATCTTCATCAAAAAAAGATTCTAAATCTTCAAAATCTGTTACATCTTCGATATCATCAACAAAGTCTTCTCCCTCATCACACTCATCAATAGTGTCTTGGAAGATATCTTCTTCGTCTTCAATATCGTCTGTAATGTAATCATCAATGAATGCATTAACTTCTTCATCATCTTCAAGATACTGAGATTCATCATCATAGTCAGCATCAATGGAAAGGTCTACCATTTTATCAGCGGCTGTTGTAGCTTCCATTAGAATATCTTTTTCTGCTAACAAATACTCATCAACAGCTTCTTCAACGATTAAATCTCTATTAGCATTCATAACGTCTTCAATAATTTCATCAACTGAAACATCACGTGTCATAGTATATACCTCCTTTAATTAAGCATTGAAGTTGGAATCGTCAAATAAACCAGGTTCATTTGCTCTATAAGTATATCCATCTTCATATGTATCATTATCAACTTCATTTCCATTAATAAATAATTGGAAATCTTCAGGAGTTATCTCATCAAAATCAACACCTTCACAATAGTCAGGGTCACTAGAATTGTCGTCATCTTTATTGTCATCCAAATCTAATTGTTTAGCAATAACTTTAGCATACTCATCTGTTTCAATTTTTTCGATTGTATCTACCTTTTCCATTACTTTATCAAGGATATATGTAAATGGAGTATCTACATCATTATCAGAATCTAGAATACTATTCTCATCATCCATTACACTTATACATAAATCATCAATATAATTATCTACACAAGTAAAAATAGAATCAGATAATTCGTCATCTGATACAATAGAATCTGTAACAAATTCTTCCATTAAATCATCTGGAGTGACAATATTCTTTAATGAATCATCCATAGTAATCCTCCTTTCAAATAATACAAAATTATATTTATTGAGCTTTATAGGTATGTTAACTCATCAACTTTTTTACACTAGCTTCTAGAACATATATTATCATAGGAATACAATAAAACATGTCTACAGTAGGTTTAAATTCCATATCTTCTAGTAAAGGAATGATATTAGAATCTATGTTAGAGTCATTCATATATTTAATAATGATATTCATATAAGCATCTTCTGAATAAGCATCAAACTCATTATTCATTTTTGTTCTTCCAATAAGTTCGCCACTTATAGGATTGAATCTATATATACCATTATTACTATTATAATCAATACTGAAATATTGATCTATTACTGTAGAGAATAGAGAGTATTGATTATCAATTGGATTTGCTATACAAGCATTAACAGAGAAATGATCTAATGTCTTTGTTTCTAATGCTCTATATATAGTATTATTATAATCAATTGAGAATGTTCTAGGAACTGGAACTTCATGATGTACAAAGATATACTCATCTGACCCTTTAAGAATATCATTTCTAGAAATAAACTCTATCATGTAAGGATCATAAAGTTTTCCATAAGTACCATTATAAGTAAATGTCTGTACAGCATCATTATAGAATAGTGATATAAAGTTATTCTTTAATTGTATAAGAATTCCATCAAGTATATCAATACAATCGTATATAGATTCTTTTACAATAGAATTAAAGCTAGTTCCTACATTATTGATAATCATTCTATAACTATCAGTAACTTGTTTATCTATATAAGTTTCACCAGTCTGATCAATAGCTGCATCAAACTTATATAAGTTATTACCATTCTCTATAGTGTCATAATCTACAGTATTTACTCTATATAGATATTCCTTACCAGATTGTTTTAAGAAGAAATGATCTCCCTGATAAGGAATCCAAGTATTAGGTAATATAATACCGCTAATTGAAGGAGGTGCTGTTGATAAACCTTCTTCATCATATTCAAGGTTGATTTCAATCTGAATACCTTGAGCATAGAAAACAGCATCCTTAATCACTTTATATCTAATTGGACTTGTTTTACCTACATCGGAGTAATGAAGTCCACTACCCTCATCAATTGTGGTAGCATCTTTATCAATATTATACCAGTTACATAAAACAGGAGATTTATTATTAAACACATAATTGGCTGTTTTTACTTTCTGAATTGTACCAGATGTAAGAGCATTAATAGTACCAGAATATGACTTATTAATAAATTTACCACCCATTATTTAACCCTCCTTTTTGTAATACTTTATTGAAATGTTGAACTATGATAATTATATATTATAATAGTGATAGGATGCAGAAACTGCTATAAAGACCACGTCCTATCTGAGGTGCATATGTCACAAAAAAGAAGAAGGAAGAAAAAACAAAACCAAAACCAGTTTATTGATGAAGACGGATTCTTTCGCTTTGTCATGCAAGGAGAACCAGTAATTACTGAATTTGATGGTGACAGACCAGTCGTCACCTACAAAGGAGAAAAGACAGTAATCACTCCAGAGTTAGAACTGGAGGGATTTGAAACTCTCCTTAGAGAAGCAAGTCTTCTCCGTCAAGATTTGTACGGAGAAGACTAATTAAAAATAAAGCTGGACTCTACATCCAGCTTTATTTTTATATCAAATTGCTATTATTTTTTTCTTCCCAGTAGAAATCTGAGATACGCCATTCTGGAACACCGTAATCTTTTTCATTAGCATATTGATTATTGTGTATAAAGAATCTATACATAGGAAATGTTGATTTAAAACCTAGTATTATATTTCTTATATACGAGTTAGATACATCCTTATCTGGGAATGTATGAATCTCCAAATCTATAGTAGCTAGAGTTGTTATTATCCATAACATTGCATTTTCGTATGCTTTACCTCTACCAGCAATATATACACAATTATCTGTACTCTTGATTAGATTGTACTTTATTCCTAGAATATCCATAGGACCTTCTGCTATAAACACTCTCACTTTTTTACTTAAATCAACACTACAAGGTAATACATAAAAATCATCTTCTACAACGTTCTTAAATATCTTATAGTTTACATACTTTGATCTCATAGATTCGTGAAAAGTATTTAATACATCTTTCTTACCAAATACAAGATTTCTCATATTTAAAGCTGAACAACTACGTGATAGAAATCCTATAAAGTAAGTGTCTAATTGTTTCATTGCTTCTTGTGGTCTAGAATAATATGAAATACCATTAGTTTCAAGTAAGTCCGAGATGTTTAAAATAATCTTATTATCAGCACAGTCTTGGTAAGTTAACTGTGTTCCTAAACGTTGATTGATATATTGTAACTTCATCTCTGTTAATGGACTTTCTGTTACAATATGATAATTAAGATTATACTTTATATCATTTGACAGTCCTTGAGTCATATAACCTGGACCTTTATTAGTTTTTAGAATAGCTGGGTCTAGATTAGCTGATATCTTACAAGTATCAAGAAAATATTGGTCTACATATCCTTGAGCAGGACATACAAAACAATTATATCTAATAGGTCTATCTGAATCATCAAATGGACCTATATAAAACTTTGCTCTTCTTTCTCCACATATAGGACAAGGACCAGCAAGTTCTGTTCCTCCGGACACTGGTTTCATTCCATCAAGTGCTTGAAGAAGGAATTCCTTTATCTGTTTCTTCGGTATTGACATTTATATCACCGACCTTTTTATCTATATTAATTTCATATCCGAGAGCTTCTGCACACTTAATTAAACTTCTAAGTGTATATGAATTCTCCCCAAATTCTATATTGCTTATTGTAGCAATAGAAAGACCAGATATATCTGATAATTCTTTTTGTGTAAGACCCTTAGACTTGCGTATGTTCGCAAGTCTTGTTCTTATAAATTTATCCTGAAGATATACTTCTGTGTTATTCATTTTAAATCACTCCATATCATCGTCATTTTCAATATTATCTTTTTTGCTTATAGTGATAACATTGAATCTGTATTTAGGATCACAGTAATCATGCTGTTCTAATTCAGGATACATATCATAAACATATTCTTTAAAATCATCCATAACTTCATTTATTGCATCAGCTTTACCATAGTCTTCATCATCGAAATATACAGATTTGATATGCCAATTTTCTGAATCATCTAATCCTATAATGATAGCTATACAATCATTTACATAAGCATGTCTAACTACCTTACATAAAGTTTCTCTAATCTCTTCTTTGCTTATTTTTGAACGTCGTGGATCTATGATATCTTTAACATTTTCAAGAAGTTCCTTAGGATATGCTTCTTCGATTATATCTTCAGCCTTATCAATAAAGTCTTCAATGTTTATATCTCCACTGATATAATCATCTACATTACTGTTAAACATATCGTCAAACTTAGAATAGTCTTTATTTATATAAGACAATAAATCAACAGCCTTTTCTTCATTGCATTTAAAGTTATTCTTTATCTTAGAATAAGCATTTCCTAATACTTTGAATGCTGATTTATAATTGCTGATGTTTACATACTTAGTAACCTTTTCTCTCATATCAGCAGTGAGTTCTTTTGACATCTTTATAATATCAGAAAACTCTTCACTTGCTTTAAAATCATCCTTTACTTCTTGGTTTAAAGTATTAAGCATGTCTAACATCATATCCACAGTCTCAAAATAAATAAGATCGTGATTAGTGAATTCTGTTGTTCCGTACTGACAACGTATAACAGAAGCTTTTTCAGGATCTACATATGGAGTTAAGTATTCAGCGTCTGTCTCAAAAATATCTCCATTATTAACAGACAAGACAATATACTTGTTATGTTTTGATTTCTTTATAACTGTTACTAATGATGAAGTTACAGCCATATTAGTTTCATTAAGAACATCGAACAAGTATGTTTCTCCAATAACTATTTTCTTTCTTTCAGTAAACATTTACATTTCCTCCTAGTTTATATAAATGACAGAGGAGAACTTTGTCCCCTCCGTCACAATAATTTCATAATTATATTGCAAGAATAAATCTCATCAGTTCATCGATGAGAATATCGCTTTCCATAACAACCTCATAGTTATTATACTGAGAATTATCATAATCAATAATCTTAAAACCACTAGATAAGGTTGTTGCTATTAATGATAAAAACTGCTTGATAATCTTTTCATTACCATTATACTTTCTAAGCAAGTCATTATAATATTCAGACTGTTCTATCTTCATAAGTTCTTTCTTACAAAGAGAAGTTCTTGTAGATATTCTAACTACTTTACTTGAGATTATATACGGTAATAGCTTCATACCATTTTTCAGTAACAATCTTTTAGCAATTATCATAAGAGTGATATACTGATCACCATTGATACTATTGATTGATACTGTGTCTCCAAAGAATCTATAATACATATTATTGACAAGATTCTGTTGGAAACGATTTATAAGAAACTGCCCATTCTCGGTAAGTCGTTTTCTATAAAATTTGATTTCATCATCACTGACATACCCTCCGAATGAAATAATTATTTCCATAACTCTCTTAGCTCTGTAATCGTTCTGAAGTGCTAGTCCTTCATCAGTTTTCTGAAGATGGGCTTCATACTTATCCAACTGTGAAGTATTATCTTCTCCATCACGTTTTGAAGAGCTTAACGAAACGTAATCATACTCATAACTAATATCAGAAATATTATACTTTATATTATTTCTGACGGAAGTTATATTGTATGTAATAACGTTTCCTTTAAAAGTATATTTTGGCATAACCTGCATAATAACAGTGTTAACTGCATCATTTGCATTGATTATAGGTGAGTGACCTCTAATTGCAGACATGTCCCAAAGTGTTCCATTTGTTTTATAATGAGATGCCATAGTTGTACTAGATGTCTCATAGAATTTAGAATACATATCTGCAGGCTGAAGACCACGCTTAGCCATAATATCTTTGTTGGTGTAAATATCAAACAGCCAGTTGTAAATTGTGAAAATCAGTGTATGAATTACATCTGTAGATGTGATTTTGTTCTTATATACAAAATGCATCATCAAAGGAATAAGCATATTCATAAAGATACTAATTTCCATCAGATATTTACCATGACGGTCTGAGTACTGCAAAGCTTCATTGCTTTTGTTTTTGTAGTTGAGTTCAAGCTGATAATTGTCCTCAACCATTTTCCATGTCTTGCTATAGATGCTCTGAGAAAGGACATAAGTTTTTATGTCATTCTTGAATTCATCCATAGTATATTGTCTATACTTACCGTCACTGGTAGGTACTCCAATATCAATCATGAACTTGATTCTATACATATGGAACAATAACTCTTGTTCTTTATCATAGAATCTTTCAAAATAATTGAGATATCTACAAATATGATTTCTGATCTCATCAGAATTGTAGCATCTCTTTGAGATAAGCATAAAATAGTCCAGCATCATAGAAGACTCAGGTCTTTCATAAAACTTGGACACTGGAAGAATAATTGCGTTTCTGGTTTGCTTAAAAATTTCTTCCCCTTGTTGTGGAAACCAATTGTCTACTTCAGTCCAATAATATGCACTATGAGAATACTCAAATACATCCATCGGCTGAAGTGAATTTAGTATTTCTGGTGATTCAAAATTGTTATCCATTTTATTTAACCTCCCGTTTTATAAATAAATTTGTACTTTGTACTCCATTATAATATACAACCTTATCGCTTTTTAGATTTTTTGACACTTGAAACTTTCTTAATCATCTTACTATTACCGACAATCTTAGAAATCTTTGGCGGTGATGGTAACTTATCCCCAAGAAGATTCTTAGATTTGATTACTTTATTAGCTGGGGTTCTTTTTTCTTTTTCTCCAGCCTCTTTAGCTTCTTGTGTTATTTTCTTACGTTCCTGCTCCTTTTTATCAAAAGGTAAAATATTTGCTCGTATTACATTAATACCAGCATTCTTAGCAAGTCTATTAAGTGTATCCTTAGCAAATAATCCATTTCTTTGCATAATAAGATAAGCAAACACTATACTCTTATTATAACCCATTGCATTGTCAGGATTACGCATAGTAGGTTTTTGTACAGTACTTCTAAACGGAAGAAGTTTTTCGAGTTCTGTTATTAGAACTCCATGTGATTTAAAAGTATAAGCATATGTAAATACAAAATTGCTGTCATTAGAAAAGAATCTTACTGTATGATTCTTTATCGTTCTATTAGTAGTAGAATCATCCTTTTTTGGTGTAAATTCTACAACTACATCATGAAAGAAATTTTTAGTATTAGAAGGAATTAGAAAGTGTATGACATAAGATACTATGCCGCCACTTTTAATTTGCTTATAAACAGTATAACTGGATTTTCCATTATTACTTTCCAGACCAATAAGCTCCTTATCAAATTGGTCTTTATTAATGGAAGCAATAACTGCACTGCCTTTTCCAGATGGATTATTAATATAGTCATCAAAGGTGTATTTCAATTTAGCCATAATATATGTTCCTTTCAGTGAGAGTTATTTATAGTTAAGTTTTTATACTTGTAAAAACTAAAATATAATCATATATCATTTTGATGTATGATATAATACATCATAATTCTTAAGGAGGAATTAATTATATGAAAATTAAAGAAATCATTGAAAGAATCAAGAAAGGAGAATGTACTGAGGTTACACTTGTAACACATAGCTCAAACCCTAGATTCCATACAGATGACGTATCAGCAACAGCACTTCTTGAATTGTTGTTTGTAGATAAATATGGAATCAAAACTGAACTTGTTAAAACATTTAAGCCTGCTGAAGAAGGATACACAGATGACACAGTAGACTGTGTAGTATATGACATTGGATTAGGACAGTATGACCATCATCAAGTTGGTGAAGAAGCTAATCATGTGTTTAGACCTGATGGTGGAAAATATGCATCAGTTGGATTAATTTGGAGAGAGGTTGGCACAGAGTTTGTATCTGATGAAAAGCACAAGACTTATGTATATGAATCATTAATCAAGTATATTGATGATGCTGATAATGGTGTAGAATCTAACCCTCTTACATTTATGATTAGACAGTTAAATTGCCCACCTAATAGAACAAACGGATTTTCTAATACTAATGAACATGAATTCATACATGCTGTAACCATTATGAAAACTTTATTCAGAAATCTGTTCTATACTATCGATGCAGAAGTAGAAGAACATGAAGACTGTTTAAAAGCTATCAAAACTAGTAATGGTGTTTATGTAGCAACAGAGACATACATCAGTTCTATGGTTAATGAACTCACTAAAGAAAATATCCCGTTCTATATCTATCCGAATTCTAGAGGAGGTTATTGCTTTAGAGCTATTCCTAAAGAAGAAGGTTCTATGAATAACCATATTATCAATATTCCTGATGAGGTAAGAACTTGGGATGGAGTTACTTTCCTTCACCCTAGCTGTTTCCTTGGTTCTGCTGAATCAAAAGAAAAGGCTATTGAAGTTGTAACTAGAATCACATCTGAAAACTAATCAAATAAAAATAAGGCTCTGTTAAATCAGAGCTTTATTTTTTTATAACAAAAACAATATATTAATGAAGGAGGTAATAATATGGCAGATAGTACTTCTGTAGATACAACTGAACCATTACTTTCCGTTGATAAATATTATAAGCCTCTTGTAGCAAAAGGTGAAGACTATGCTACTTTGATGCTGATTAGACTTATCTTGTTAGAACCTGGAACATTTCAGACTCATCCTGGTATGGGTGTTGGACTAGTTTCTAGATTTAGATATTCAACTGAAGTAGATATGGTTAAATTAGCCAATTCTATAAAAAACCAAATTATGACATATCTTCCACAGTTTACTCTAACCGATGTTAGATGTATTCTTGGGGATGATGATACTAATGATCAAAAAGTAATCAAGATCTATATTACTTCGGAAGAGTTAAATGCTTATCTACCGATTAATACAGAAACTGGTGAAGTATTACAAAATACAGCTAGTTTAGCTGATTTTAAATAACAAGGAGGAAATCATATGTCTGAAAATGTAACTTTATCTGAGCTTGCTAATGGTGCTATTCCAACTGCTACTCCATCTAATATGCCAAGAAAGAAGCTAGATACATCTAATGTAAAAGAAGCAAATATCGCTGAGGCTGTAGTACAGTCTAAGCCTGAGCCTATTGTCGGTACAGGTAATCCAATGCTTGATAAGGCATTTGAAGGAATTGATGGTGCAATTGCCAGAACACAGAGTGAAACAAATGAAACTTTTAGAAAAGGTCAGGAAGAAAGAATCGAGGCTGCTATCGTAAATGATAGTGATATTGATTCTGATGACGAACTAACTGCATCTTCATCTAATACTGTTGTAGTACACAAGTTTGAAGATGAGGTTGAACCTGCTCAGTCTGTAGTAACAACAACCCCTACTCCAGAACCTACACCTGTAGCACCTGTTGTTGTAAAAGAAGAGACTCCAGTTGTAATTGAAAAGACTGTTGAAAATTCAGCTCCTGTTGCTGGTACTAAGAAAGAAACTATCGTTATGGCTGCTGATGAATCTGTATATGACGAAGATGAGCATCTTTTTGATGGTATTGAAGATGAAGACATGAAATATCTTGATGAAGATGACGATGAAGATGATAAGGATTCTGAAGAGGAAGAAGATGAGAAGGCTAAGACTGAAGAGATTAAAGAGACAATTAGAAAGGAAGTAAAGAAATCTTTCAATCCTATTTCTAAGGCTATTAATCTTAATGGTTTTACAATTGCTAAGAAGCCAATCAATGCTGCTAAGGTTATCAATGATATCAAGACTAAGGCTATTGAATGTGCAGATGGCGTTCTATGGAATCAGAAGAAAGCTGTTAGAATGTCTGCATGGAAGCCAATGGAAATTCAGTCTATCGACCCACAGCGTTTAAGAGGTAGTAATTATAACAAGTATATCGAAAACAAACTAAAGCTTATTTATGATCATATTATTGATGCTAATAAGCCAAAGACATTCGAAGCTTGGGCAATGATTACACCTAATACTGTTGTAGATGATTATATGTTTACTGCATATAAGGCTACATTTGGTTTGTCTAATATTATCACATTCTCTTGTGGTGATGATAAGTGTAATAATGTATTCATGGAATCAGTTCCAATTCATTCTATGATTAAGTTTGAATCTGATGCTATTAAGGAAGAATATATGACTATTCTTCATGAAGGCAATACAGATTCTTCTAACTCTGATTATAATGTAACTCTATATCAGGCTTCTGATGAGTATGTATTTGCTCTTAAGGTTCCATCACTTTATAACACTTATATTGAACCTACTCTTGTAAATCAGGATTTTAACTCTAAGTATGAAGATAGACTTCTTCTACTATCTTACATCGATGCAATCTATAAGATTGACTATGCTAATAATCAGCTTATTCCTATTGATACAAAGCCTGTTGTTAATGATAAGTCTTTGACATATAAGCGTCGTATTAAGACATTTGATACCATTCTTAAGTCACTGACATCTGACCAGCTTATGGCTCTTTCTGTTGAAACAGATAAGTATGATGGTGGTAAGCTTGATGATAATGGTAATCTTATCAGAGATATTTCTTATATCTACCCTGAACGCAGATGTCCAAAATGTGGTAGAAAAATTGACGAGCAAGAAATTAATCCTGACAATATGCTTTTTACACGTCATCAGCTGGGTCTTATGAAAAAGATATAAGACGTATAGAGCAAGTTTCAACCTATTATAAAGGTAGAATATCTCTTATGGAGTTATATGAAATGCCTTGTGCTATGTTTCAAATCTTGTACACAATAGCATATGAAAAGATGCAATCTGAAGAAGGTAAGGAACAGGTTCAGGCTGATGCAATGGAAGACGCATTAGAAGAAGGAGGATTAATACCGTAATGGATGATATACTAAGTTTTACAAAAAATATATCTGGTATTAACCTCGTCGATTATGTTATTAAATATATCAATCAAAATATGATTATATACTCACTATTAAAGGATTCTTCATACACAGTAAATGCATGTACAGATGGTACTTGTGTAATGTATGATATTACAGGATTCAGTTCTAAAGACATTGATATAATTAATACACTACCATCGGAACAAAATGTCGTTATTTATGGTAAGGCATATAGAGTCTTAACCTATATACCAGATAATGATAATAAACTAATAATAAAGATAATATAAGATAAAGTATATGATAACAGGGTAGATTAACTACCCTGTTATTTTACCTTCTGTATAATTATAATAGATTATATATTATAATAGTGATTAACAGAGCGTTCAACTGTTAATTAAAATTTTATTGCCAATAAAAGGCAGGAGGTAACAAAATGAACAACAATAATCAGGGTAACTTAAATTTTGACTTAGAGGATGTAATAGGACGTTCCGAGGCTATAAGAGAAATAGAAAGCCAGTTCGGGAAATTCGAAAGGGTAATGTGCTCTTTCAATGATGGTTTGATGTATCTGTTTGAAAACAGTACAGAAGCCATTATTTATGCGATTCACAGATTTAAGGAGGTTGATTATCAAGAAAGGATAACTTTATGTGAAGTAGGAAATCTCTCCTCTGTGGATATGTACGTACATATCACTACAGAGGAAGGATCGTCTTGCATCATTAAAAGGTTATGCTCATATGAGTATAGACGATCAAAACCAGTAGTAGACCAGCAAGAGATTGACTATTTTCTCGCTGGTAGAAGTATGGCGTTTCAGAATGATCAAAACGCTAAGCTCAGACTTATGAAGTCTGAAGTTGACCACATTCGATCATGTGATTCAATTGATACCAAGATCAAAAGGATCTTGGATCGATACTTTGGTGACCAATGGGAACAGTATTGGTTCACTAATCGCCAGTTATCTAAGATAGCAATTGAGGTAACACTCAATGTGCTACTTAGAGACCAGTCTATTATCAGAATGGTCACAGACGAAAACAACAGAGCAATTAATAAATATGCTCTGACAACAAAAAAGTAAGGAGGTGGATACCATGGATGAATCTATCAAAACGCAAAAAGATGTTGTTGCATGCCTATATAGTTCTCAATCAAATTTCCATGATTCTGTGGTGAAGATTTCAGAAAAGTATGGGTGGGAGATTCCATATACTCTGCTAGTTTTAAGTGAAGGCATGGATAATCTCCGTACATGTGAAGACTGAACAAAGAAACAAAAGAAAGGGAGACGTGCTTTAATTAGCACGTTTCTTTTTTGCGTATTTTTAACATCTAAGTAATATTATATAAAGGAGATGTAATAGTTATGGCTTTTAATAAAATGAATATCTTATTGAATAAGATTGAACGTAGATTAGGTACTAAGCCACTTATGTTACCTGATGATATTTCTAAAGATACTTGGGTAGAAGAAGTCATTATTCCAGATACATTACTTACATTCTCTCGTTATTTTCCTCATATGGTTAGAATTTCTATTGACACTAATGATAAAGGTAGAAAAAGAGATGGTTATTATATAATTGATACTGATCTCTTAGGAGGTGCTGAAATCTTAGGTGTTAGAGATATTGCTTGGGATGTATACGGTCAAGAAGATGGTGGTATGGCTCAGCAATCTGGTATAGGATATTATGACTATTTGTCAGCATATAATAACTATTCTATGGATGATGTAGCTTTATTGCAAATGAGAGCAGATTTAACTTCTGTATTTAATAATAGTATATTCGTAGACTTTAAATATCCTAATATGGTTAGATTACAGAGTGCTACACATGGTGATATTTCTGGTGGTCTTGGACATATACCATTAGATATATTTGTAACACATCCTGCTAATCTATCTACTATAAGTCCTACTCAAATGGAGATTTTTGAAAATCTTGCCACTGCAGATGTAGCTAACTTTTTAGTAGCATATCTTCAGCATTATGATGGCCTTGAGACTATATTCGCTGGAGTTGATCTGAAGTTAAGTTATATTGAAAACTGGGCTGGAAGAAGAGAAGACTTTATTAATACTCTTAGAGAAGGATATGTTAATCCTGCAAATGCTAATCAACCAATTATGTTTTGTGTTTAATTATTATATTACCAGGAGCTACCATACTCCTGGTAATATTTATTTTTATTTATATATTATTTTAGTAATAGACAGATGATAAAGTCAATAAAACATAGACTGGAGAATTTAAAATGAATGAAACAAACGATGCAAAGAAGCTTATAACTCTTGAAGATTATAAGAATGCCGGAGTATTCGAAACAATGCCTAATGGATTCGAACTCTATGATGATGTCGCAAATGAAATCGACGGATGTGATATTAATCTCACTCGTTTTGTAAATGACTTTTATGATTGTAAAGTCACATTGATTGCACCAGATCCGTTCGATTGTTGTCTGTGTGCAGTGTATATCAATACATCATCAATTCGTAAAAATATTGGTGAAGATGAATTCGCTAAGAGATATTTAAATTGACGTCGATAAGGTAAAACAAAAATATTCGCCAGCGTACGCTATATGTACGCTGGTGCTATTTTTTCGTTTATTTTTTATCTACACAATATATAACTTTATAGTAAAAATAATTATAAAGGAGGACTTAATTATGATAGTAATTAAGCGTAACGGTAACAAAGTTGATTTTGATAAAACAAGAATTTATAATGCCATATATAAGGCTGTAGAAGCATCTCATTATATGGACAATTATGATTTCGATAAAAGTACCTGTACAAAGCTAACAGACAATATTGAATCTGCTTGTGATAAATATTGTTCAGATAACGATACAAACGAAATCGATGTAGAAAAGATTCAGGATAATGTAGAACGTGTTCTTATTAAGAATGGTTTTGCCGACACTGCAAAGGAATATATTCTTTATCGTCAGAAGAGAACAGAAATCAGAAATACTAGAGATAGTATTTCAAATACAATCTCCTCTTTACTTAATACAGAATCTAAAGATAATGACCTTAAGCGTGATAATGGTAACATCGATGGCGATGCTCCTATGGGTACAATGTTACAAGTAGGTGCAAATGTATCTAAGAATTATTATGTAAATAATATGATGAGTAAAGATATTGCCAAGGCATATACAGATGGTTATATCCATATCCACGACCTTGACTTTTATTCACTTACTCTAACATGTTGCCAGATTGACTGTCTTAAGTTATTTAAGGATGGTTTTAATACAGGACATGGTTACCTAAGAGAACCTAATAGCATTGGATCGTATGCTACACATGCAGCAATTGCAATTCAAAGCAATCAAAATGATCAGCATGGTGGACAATCGATTCCTAATTTTGATTATTCGATGGCTCCTGGAATATATAAAACATTCAGAAAGTCAATCAATGCTAATTATGAAAAGTTTAAGATGTTTATTAATGATAGTGATGAATTAACTGAGTTCTTTGATAGTATAAACAATATGGAATTAGAAGAACTTGAACACTATCTTGAAATTTGTGAAGCTAATGATGGTCTTGATGATAAGTTATATAGTGAATTCAATATATCTTCTTCAGTATATAATTACTATATTACAAAGATTCTAGAGATGTCATATAAAGATACAGAAAAAGCTTGTTATCAAGCTATGGAAGGTTTTGTACATAACCTAAATACATTACATTCTAGAGCAGGTGCACAGGTAAAAGTTTGCCTAGTATAATAGAAATATTATACCGTAATCGGGTAAAATCGGTGAAGGCTTATCTTATATCATATCACTTTTGAGGAAGGTGATATGAATTGTCAATAATTATATCTGATGAAATAAAAATAAATATTGTTAACGATTATATATCTAATGTTCAACCTTTGAGTTGTTTATGTAGTAAATATAATTTATCACAACCTACCATTTCAAAGATACTTAAAGAATACAATGTACCTATTTATACTAAACAACAACTATATTCAATAGGTCTTAATGAAGATATCTTTAGTATTATAGATACTGAAGAAAAAGCATATTTCTTAGGATTGTTATTAGCTGATGGATGTGTATTTTACAATAAGCGTAATCAAAATGCATCTCCAAAAATAATATTACAACTAAGTACTACAGATTCTTATATGGTAGAGAATTTTCATAAATTTTTAAATGCTCAAACATCATTAAGACTAGATAATAGAGCTGATAAAGAATGTATATCATGTGTAGTTTCTAGTTTTAAAATAGCAAGAGATTTAAATTTTTATGGTTTAGACAATCCTAAATGGCTAAGACCACTTCCAATTATAAGATACGATTTAGTCAATCATATGATTAGAGGTTTCTTTGATGGTGATGGATGTTTTACTTATAGATTATCTCATCCTGAAAGAAAAGTATGCAATTCTTATTCTGGAAGAGTAGCTCTTATAACATATGAAATTTTAAAAAATGATATAATAAAGCTACTAGAATATATAGGTATAACCCATTGGAGAACAGAAAGATGTAATAGTAAAATATATTTAGAAATGGTTGATATAGCTAGAAAAGATGAAATAATGAAATTTTATAATTTCATATATAACAATGCTAATATATATTTATCTAGAAAGAAAGATAAATTTGAACAATACTTTATTTTAAATAATATGATATAAGATATGTTAATACCGAGGTAACTTATCTTTTAACACAGATAAGTACCGTAACGCATAGTGGTTGAAACTCAAATATGAGAATATAATACCGCCACGAGTATCCGACACTGTATTATATAGTAATACACTTATATATCGCACGTATATATGCCTAACGTTAAACGAGGGTGGAAATCTATGCTAAGCTGGTCTGAAATGACAGACGTATCGTTTTAAAACGTATGAGCGAAATCATAAGCTCCAGAATTATAGGATAAAAAGCCTATAAGATAATACAACTGACCTTTTTCGTCAATCAACCTGGGTACAGATACATCTAATGCAGGACGTATGGTTATTAAGAATCTTCTTCTTGCACTTGAAGCTGGTCTAGGACATGGAGAAACATGTATTTTCCCAATTGTTATCTTCAAAGTCAAGGAAGGTGTAAACTATAACCCAGAAGATAAGAATTATGATTTATTACAGTTATCATATAGAGTAACTGCTAAACGTTTATTCCCTAACTATATATTCCTAGATTCTCCATTTAATCTTCAGTATTATAAGCCAGGTCATCCAGAGACTGAGGTAGCACAAATGGGATGCAGAACACGTGTTATGGGAAATGTCTATGATCCTGAGAATGAGATTGCTTATGGTAGAGGTAATCTTTCATTCACTACAATCAATCTTCCTATGCTTGCACTTGAAGCAAATGGTGATGAAGATAAATTCTTTGAGCTTCTTTATAAGTATATGGACATTTCTAAAAAACAGCTTCTTGAAAGATTTGAAATTCAAGCTAGACGTAAAGTAAAGAATATGCCATTTCTTATGGGTGAAGGTGTTTGGATTGGTTCTGATAAGCTTGGTCCAGAAGATGAGATTCGTGAAGTAATTAAACATGGTTCTCTTTCTATTGGTTTTGTTGGTCTTGCAGAAACTCTTGTTGCTCTTTATGGTCATCATCATGGTGAAGGTGAAGAGTATTGGAATAAAGGTTATAGTATTGTCAAACTTATGAGAGAATATTGTGATAAAGCTTCTGAAGATACTGGACTTAATTTTGGTCTTTTAGCTACTCCTGCTGAATCATATGCGGGAAAAGCATTAAGACAGTGTAAAGCTAAATATGGTGAAATTAAAGGTGTAACAGATAGAGAATATTTCACAAACTCTAATCATATTCCTGTATACTTTAATATCTCTGCTGCCGATAAGATTCGTCTTGAAGCACCTTTCCATGATTTATGTAATGGTGGTCATATCTGCTATGTAGAACTTGATGGTGATACAAGTAGAAACGTACAGTCTATTGAAGCTATTGTTAAATGTATGCATGATAATAATATTGGATATGGTTCTATTAATCACCCAGTAGATAGAGATCCAGTATGTGGTTACACTGGTGTAATTAATGATGAGTGTCCTTACTGTCATAGAAAGGAAACTGAAGATAAGCCATTTGAACGTATCAGACGTATAACGGGTTAACTAGAGTACCTATAAAGTAAGCCCTAAAACTAATGTAAACCTATTGTATATAAAATAGGGTTTCCATAGCTAGACTCTATTAAGGGTCAGAAATCAAATAATTACTATGGAGGTATCAAGAGATGAATAATAACAATTCAAACCTTGAGTTCAGAAAAATAAAATCATTATACTTTTTATATGAAATAAATGAGAACGGCACTATTTTAAGAAATGTGAAGTCTAAGAAGAATATAAAGATATTCTTAGATGAATCTGGATATTATGACGCTTTTATAAATTTAAAAGGTGTTGTTACTAGAGTAATGATACATAAAGTTGTTGCTGAATGTTGGTTAGGAGACATACCAGAAGGATATGAAATAGATCATATAGATAGAAATTCTAGAAATAATCATTATTCTAATCTAAGATATATAACCTATAATAAAATATGTATATCTAAACCAGTAACAATAGTAAACTCAATCACTAAAGAAAAATTATGTTTCAAATCTATTAGTGAAGCATCTAATTATATAGCAGAATATTATTCTAAAGAAAAAGACCATGTCAGAAGTAAGATGAAAAAGAGACGTTCTCGTATATTTGATTTTAATATTTATTATTCTGAATGCAGAGACTAGACACATTGACTCTACTGAGTAAGGAATAGTCCACTTTAACAAGTGTATCTTGTAGGTACATTAGACAGATGGAATTCGGCAAAACGTGCTGAAGAAAGAGATAGAGTAAAACATATGTAATCTATATATTATAAATATGAATAAACAGGATGGTTAATTCCATCCTGTTTATATTATTAAAAATAAAGGAGTGGTCATAATATGACTAACAAAGAAGTAATCCAGGATACGATAAACGTACCAGACAACGTAGCATTGTCTAATATCGTTAAGGCTTATGTTCCTACGACTCGTCACAACAAAGTAAAAACATATGCTACAAATCTTAAAACCTCTGTGACGGAGGTGTACAGACGTATTGTTATGTACATGCTGAATGACAGCTATTTTCAGCTGCATTCAAGTCCTATAGAAGTTTCTGAAACTGGATATAACATAAATGATATTCAGCAGGCTATTGAAAAATTCAATATAATGATGAATAACAGTGTTGTAATTCCAGAGTTTACGCACCCATCATTTACTGTGAATGATGACGATGATGAAATCATCAAAACTGTAGCACAAGAGTTTGATGTCACATCGTCAAGACTTGTTACAAGTCTTTTGACTGTTCTTGATATTCCTGATGAATCGGAATTGAATATCAGTCCAAGATACAAAACAGCATACAATGTCGATGTCAAGTTATCTGCAAGAATAATGCAGGTAATTGAAAAACATCGTAAGAATAGAAATGTCAGCTTTGTTACTGATGTTATTGATATTCTTACTGACAGGGTTCCTTTTAGTGAATACCCTGCAAGAATCAATCAGTCTCTTTTCTCATCAAGAGATAAGATAGGTCTTAAGATATCTCTTAAGAAAAGAGAGTACTTTGAGAATTTCCGTTATGATGAAGAAATCAAGTATAAGCTTGCATACTTCTTCACTGATAAGGGATTTACCATTCATCAGGTAAAAGTAACTGTACCTGAAGATTGGGCTTCGTTTATCGAAGAGAATATCGTTACCTTTAAAGATTGCATGTTAAAGACAATTATTGGAATCAATAAGGGTATTAACAATTGTTATTCGAATTACAATGTCAATATGACTGACGAGAATGACAATAAGAAAGATATCATTTTCAATATCACTATTCCTGATGTAGAGTATGCTGCTATTAAGAAAACTTTCAATCTTGATGATATAGCAAACAAGATTGCGTTCCAGTTTGTACTTATTGATAATATCGATAGATATAATAAGCACAAGGTTTCAAGACGTAAGTAAAACTCGATGGCAGGGTGGAATGAAATCCACCCTGTTTTACATAATTTTAAGGAGTGTATGTAAATGAATATCAAAAACGGTAAGATTGAAAATAGGGAAAACAAATCAAAGAGAATTGATAAAGGTAATCATATGATTCTGATTGAACAGAATGAAATCGATGATTACAATAACAGTATTAGCATCTTAGAAAAATTTGTAAGGGAAAACAAATTAAGCTGGGATGTATATAATATAGTCAAATCATTCAAAAAGATAACAGAAGAAGATAACTGCATTACTGTTAGTGAAATTTTGGATGTATTCTTAATATTTGATTATATCAATTATGAAAGTAAGAATAATGTATGGAATAATATGATGGAAAAGTTTAAGACAAAAGTAATGTCTACTACAACAATCAATCCATTCCAAATATCATTAATCAAGGGATTTGAATATCAATATCCTAATGAATGCTTAAAACTGTATAACATTCCAGTTGCTAGATGTATTAAAACAAATGTACCTAATGACTGGATTGATATATCGTCAATGTTAGGATTCCATAAAGTCGCAGAAGCAAATAGTATTTTCCTTGTAAGAAGTATCTATGATGATGAGGAAAAAGACCTTGTTAAAAAAGAAATACATAGATATATAAAAGATCATGTACTTACGATAAATTCATTACTTGATTTTGATAAGTATAAGAATCTTTCTGATATTTATAGAAGATCAAAATATGGTAAGGATTTGATGAACTTTGTAAATATACTCTTATCATATTTTCCAAGCAAAATTCCAGAATTTTATGGATTTGATATATCAGTTACTTCAGATGGATACTTAGATTTTGTATCCGATGTAATTGATTAATCAAGAGAATACTGGGCACTTTATCGTGCCCTTTATTTTTTCGTTTCAACAATACCTACAACAATTTATTAAAATATAAGCATAAGAAAAGGAGGTACGTTTTATGCCTATTGATTTGTATAGAAATAGTAACGTATATAATATGGTGGCAGAAGGTGAGATTGCTGAAATCTTATCTAAGTTTAATACCCAATACGTTATGGACGTTATTGATTCTAATATAAGAAATCGTTTTGCATTTAACTCGACCATTTCAAATCCAAATATTATTAACTCATATGAACTTAACTTCAAGGGTATGTTAAATAATTTTCCAAATGATGGAGAAAACATAATGTCTATTAGACAAGAGACTTATCTTACTATAATTAATAAAATATGTAACTCATTTAATCTTCAGTATATTGGTGATAACCCAGACTGTTATGTCTTAGCATATAATATGTATGACATCTTTGTTTCTGGTTTTTCCAGAAACATAATTAATTTCTTTGCTCGTTATATCTATATGTATAAGAACGAGATATATAATAACATGGGTCTTGACAAGTATAAGAAGAGTAAAGATAGTACTACTAATTATATAAGAAAAGTGTTTGACAATTCTAAAAATGTAGATGTCATTATTGCTAGAATCAGAGAAGTAATTTATTATATCTCTGGTTTTGATATTGACTTCTATACATTCTTGACATTCAATTATCCTAGAGAGACATGTGATTTTATTTATTCTAATATTGCTCCTATGGGTAATCTGTTTAAAGATGAGATTTGTAAAGTTATAAATATTCCATCTATTCTTACTGAAATACGAGTAGCTATTCAAAATCTTATTATATCAGATTCTGAGAATTCTACTCCAGAAGTTGCATCATCAGAAGAATATGATGAAGAAAAGGAGAATGAATTAGAAGATGAGTGATGAGGAATTCGTAAAAGGGTTGTCTGATGATGATATAGATGCCCTTATAGGGAAATTATGTTCAGCCAGAGAAAATAACCCAGATGTAATGATTATGGATAATATAATCAACAATCCAAATGCACAAGAAAAAATCTATTTTGAGAAAGACGCCGATATTATTGAAGAAGATATTATGAATAGTATCATCAATAGCGATATACCACTTTCTCAAGAAGAGGTTAATGCTTTAAAAGCCAAAGGAATATATGATAAATATATTAATAAACTAAATGATAATCAGGAGGACGATGTAATGAAATCGATCGAAGAAGAAATCATGAGAGGTCTTGAAACAAGTGAACCAGAAAACAATGCAACAGAAGTAGTTTCTGATAGTGAAAAGGAGGTAGTGTCTGAGGACACAAGTTCTTTTCAGACATATGACACTGCTGCAACAGATGATGTTGTTATTGAAAATATCACTATTGGAGAGGGTGAAGACACTGTTGAATTATCTAAAGAAGAAATGAGTTCAATGTTGTCTTTCCCAAGTTTTGTATCTAATACTGTTCTTGAAGGAAACACATATACAACTAGTGAAACACTAAGCGATGTTACTCAAGAATTAATTGATACTGTAAACTATGTAACTTCTGCTGATGGTTTAAAGGAATCTCTTGATAAAGAAACAGAAGATACTCAGGAAGAAGCTGTAGAAGAAGAACATGAGATGACTCTTGAGGAATTCAACGATGTTCCTGCAACATCATTAACTGTAGATGAAAACATTCTTACATCTACACTTATGGATAAGTATGACAGCGTAACATACGAAGAAGCAGCACAGCTTATTGAAGTTATGAACAGATATAAGTCTGGTGAAAAGTTTAATGTATTTGAAGCACTTCCAAATTCAATCAAGACTGTAATCTCTACCGAGGCAGCATCTTGTGGTGCTGATAAAGCTACAATTAACTTTTTTGCTAAGTCATTCATTAATGACCTTGTAAACAATACTTATCTTGATAAAGAGATTAAGGACTTTAATGAAGAATTAAAGGAAACCCTTGCTCCTATGAATAATATTGCTGGTACAATGATGGATGAATACTCTGATGAAGTTTATCATAAGTTTACTGATAAGCTTGAAGAAAAGGCTGATGAGATTCAGGAAGAAGACCCTGATAAAGCTACTCAGTTAAGAGAAGTTTCTAGCTCATTTAAAGAAGCTATTAATCTTACTAGAGTAATTAATAGTATTGAAGCAACCCCTTCTAATATCAATAAAGCTTATAAGACTGCTCGTGATAGTTTTAAGAAGTTTGAAGATGAGTATGATAAAAAGGTTGCTACTGTTGAGCCTTCTCCTAGAAAGTTAAAGTTCTATTCTATTGGACTTAATAAATTCAATGAGTATAGATTGTATTCTGAAGCTTATATTAATACACTTATTGTTCTTGTAGCTAATACAGTATTAAGTGCTATTGAAGCTGATACTCTTACAGAGCACATTTATGCATATTATGCTTCTAATGCTGTATATACAGTTGCTTTCACTAATAACAATAGTGAAGTAAATGATATTGTTTCTGATAAGATTGTATATATTCTTGATAAAATTTCTGAGTATATGATTCCTCTTGAAGCTAGAAATAGTAAGAAACTTAGAAAGAGAAATAAGAAGGCGAGATAATGACATATAGAGAATTTAAAAAGTGGTGTAATGAAAGAGCTTGTGATGGCTACTGGGGATTGAGAGAAGCAATAATCTGTGGTCAGATAATTGGCAAGATAAATGATACTCCATTTTTAAAACGTAAGAAAGTTTGGTTAGATATGGAGCAAGACGTATTAGATAATATCGTTACTCCAACTAATAATCTTATTGAATTAACCTTAGCAAGATTAAATGATGATAGATGATGTTATGAATGTATACAAGGGGATTAAATATCTCCTTGTATAACATTTCAATAAATATAATAAAGGAGGTTATAATTCCTATGATTAATTTTTTGAAATGTGAAGCTAAGGCTGTGATTAGATTAGTTCTTGAATTGAGTTATCAAGAAAAGAATAGAATTGCTCATAAAGTAATTGAAGTTGATACCGATGATGTGTATAAGATTACCGTTGCCGATAATGAATGTGGTATTCATACACTAAATGGTCGTATTGTATCTTTTACAATGAGTCAAACAAAAGAAGTATTATCTTATGTGACAAAAGAAACTAAACCATTTGTTGTTGATACTATTTCTGTTGATTGTTCTGAGGATGGAGAATCTAAGATTCGTACAATAAACGTATGTGATATTAGAACAATTGAAGAGCTCAGTACTTCTGGTTTTGAAGAAATTGGGCATAACGATATTGCTACATTTAATTAAGAGAAGAGGAAAACAATTATGTTTGAAAAAATGAGACAAGCTGTTTATGAGTATGTATTAAAACATCTTGATGTAACAGATGAAGTAAAATTTTCAATTTCTGATGTATATACAGTATGGACTTGTAAGACACTTCAGAATTGGAAAGCCTTAATCAGTACTACGCTTCCTGATGGAATGTATTATGAGTGTACATACAATGGTGATTTAAATGAGCTTTATATTGATGCTTATAAAAAATTTGATAATGTAAAGATTACTAATTTTATTAGAGAAGGAGAATGATTATATGTATAAAGTTATTAAGAAAAATGTGACATTCGGATATGCATTTGACTTTATTAAGGAATATCCAGAAGATTATGGAATTAGACTTCCTGAATGGTCTGAAGAAGTTGTAATTAGAGTTCAGACTCCTACAGATAATTCTAAGATGACAGCTCCATATCTTTATGTACAATCTAGATATGGTAACGTTCCATGGAAAGAAACAATGATTGAACTGTTTTCCGAAGAATGGATCATAGTAAAAGTAAGAGAAGAAGCTAAGGTAACCACTGCTAAGTGCGATGGTGACTGTGTAAATTGTTTTCTTTGTACAGATAATATCAAAATTGGTCCTTCTTTCTTTGGTTCTATAATTAATAGTACTAAGAAGACTCCTATCGAAAAGGTTGATAAGATTAACAAAGTAAATGATAAGGTTGATTCTATAACTGAAAGTCTTAGATATCTAAATAAAGAATCTTGCAGTCCAGATTGTAAAAAGAAATGTCTACATGAGTGTGACTCTAAAGAGATTAATGATAATAAGATAAAAGACAAGATTAAACCAGAAAACAATAAAGCAACTGAAAAAACTCCTACTTTTAAGGATAAAAATACTGAGGCGGAAGTTATTAAGGACATCAAAAAGATGTCAGTTCAGTTTGGGGAAGGGATGAAAGCAATCGCTAAAGGTTGCGATGAATATAAGAAAAAACTAGATACAGGAATCAATGTTGGGGAAGAAATGAAGACACTCTCGAAAGATTGTGATGAATATAAGAAAGAACTAGATAGAGGAATCAAGGATTTCTATAACTTCTTATCTGATTTGAGTGACTATATTAAGTAATAAAATGGAGGTGGGATATAAAAATCCCACCTCTGTATTTTTGTTAATTATCTTCACTATAGAAATTGTCAATAGCAGTTAGCATATCAAATCCATTATCATTATCGTCAAGTTGATTTCTTGGAATATTGAACTTATCAGCATAAGCATCTCTACCTGTTTTAGTTGCTAGGATTCTTGCCATAGCCATATCATTTTCATACTGTTGTTCAGAAAGGAATTGTTGATATAACTTTGTTCTATCTAGCTTAGACAACTGCTCTTGAATCATATCATCGTTTTCAAGATTTTCTATATCTCTAACTATAGGTATTGCTTCAGTAGCACTATAATCTTGGAATATTTCTTCTGCTTCATCATCAGCAGTTTTTAATGTAGGAATAGAAATATGCCAGTTCTCTCTTACATTCTTTCCATAATATAATGGATATATAGCATATAAAAATGAGAACAAACCATCATCGTGACTATTAGCAGAGTGGTCTATCTTACCAGTTTTCTTTAATTCAAGATTCTTTAATTCTTCAAATAGAACAGGTGAAACAAATTTATCATAATGGTCTCTTACTCTATCTGTAAGTAAATCCATAAGTCTTTCTCTTACTATTTGAGTATTATCTACACCATATACTTTTGTCATTTGTTTACGTTTATTTGCTTTGAATCCGTCTAAACGTTCTTCTATTGTACGTTCTTTTATCTCAAAGTATAGATTATTTCTAATCTTAGATTTCATTAATTGTGCTAGAGTACCTGTGCCTACACCGTTACGCTCGATAGTAACAAGCGAGTTAGGTAAGTAGTTTAATACAAGATTGTATATTACATTACCTAAATCCACTGGGTTAATATAGTTACAGTTAAAGTCAGCTACTAATTTTGTTGTAGAAGAATCTACTACAGATATAGCAGATGAGTCTTTAGAATAACCAGCGGCTACGTCGACACCAATCAATGTCTTTATTCTAGGATTGATTTCACTATAGATATTAAATAGATAATTTGAAATATAGATTTGCTTAATTGGATTTTGTACGAAACGTTGTACGTTTCTTAATTCATCTTGAGTAAAAGGACAGTTCTCAGAACTTGTTGCCCATTCAAGTAAGAATTCACGACGTATATCAGTCCATTTCTGGTTCTGTTCTTTGATTCTTTCTTTTAACCATTCTTCACTATAACCTAACTGTTGATATGTAGTTCTGATATATACAAAAATAGATTTCTCATTAGCATTTAGTGTATCAGTTAATTGCTTAAGTGAGAAGTCATACCATAACTCAGAGAATGGTGTCATCTTATTTTTTAGATCATACATATACTGTCCTTCTTCTGTGGTTAAGAAGCCTGGTGTAGATGTAAGACATAAACCATGAGGAGCACCATTTATCTTACAGTTTCTAAATGCAGTTGTAAGAGCAGGCATACCATTCTGTAATGATTCTTCAAGATATTGGAAGAACGCAGACTCATCGATCCAGCAATTTGTTACTGTACGACCACGGAGTAATGATATAGCAGATGTACGGTTTCTAGCCATTGGTAATGCTTCTATTTTATTAAAGTTAATCTTATGCTGTAGATATTGTACAGTGTTGGTTGCTTTAAGTTTCTTACCGTCAATACCAAAAGCTTGGTCGAATCTTAAATAAGATGGTAACGCTTTTATAATATTTTTTAAATCATTAAGGTTACGCTTAGCGTCATCATGTTTCTTGTTTAAGAATATCATATTAGCGTTACGAGAACCAAAGTTATAAACCCACGAGAACCATACGTTAGTACCAACAGTTTTACCTGTCTGACGAGGTTGTTCTTCATATATATTTAGATTTAATGTAAAACAGAAGTTCAATGCAAGGTTTCCTCTGTCTAATCTATATCTTACATAAGGACCACCCTGACTCTGTACTCTAACTACTTCTCTTACATAATACCAAAAGTTTCTTTGACATTCTAAGAATATCTTTTGTTTCATGTATGTAGGAAGAGATTGATCATATGGATCTACTCCAGCTAAATCCTTATCATATAATAAAAGATGAAACTTATTATTCTTTATACCAATAGCTCTTAAATAATAATGCATCTCTAAGAATGATTTATTCTCTGTATTCATTTGATAATATACTGTAACATAATTACCACTAGAATCACATCTTGTATCTTCTTGTACATCGGAAGAAGCTTTCTTAGCACCGAATAATCCAGCCAAAGGAACATAACGTTTTGGACTAGTTTTATTGTCTGGTATAGGATTCATATTACCTAGATATTGTGGATTACTATAAGTGACATCTGTATTATCTGAGTCATCATCATATATAGTAACACCAGTATTTACTATTTTAACAGCCAATTTATTTCTCTCCTTTCTTAAGGACTTTTATTAATAAGTTGACGTAATTGAAGGCAATAGGATAGTTACAAATTAGTATAGCTATAACAATTTAATAAAATAAATATGGCTTAAAGCCAGGAGGTAAATTAAAATGATGACTAACAACAATAGCAACAATCAGAATGGTGGTAACAATACTTTTTCACCGTCTACACGTTCATCTTTCAGATTCTTCAACTCAACATCTAAGGTGGATAACACTTGTCTTAATTTCACATATTGGAGTTCTCTTCTCAAGATTACAATGAATCCTATCATTGTTCAGGAAGGTTCTGCTAATAAGGTTGATACAAATAATCATATCGATATCTATCTTTCTCCGTCAAAGGCTCAGATGTTCTTGCATTGTATTCAGCAGTTTAGAGCAAATCCTGATGCCTATACAAATATTGGTGTTCCTACAAATAAAGGAGTTATCTATATTGCAAATGGTGAGAAGATGTACAATGTAAAGGGAACTTTCATTGTTATTAATCTTATTGGAGCTGACGGTTCTAAAGAAGGAGAAGCGGCATACGAGATTAATACTACAGATGTATATGGAATCGTAAACTATGTAAATAGTAATGACTTTGAAAAGTATACAGACTATTCAAGTTCTATTGAACTCGATATGATTGAAACTCTTCTTAAGAGTTTTGTAGAAGCATATACAAGTGCTATGGCATCATCCGTTCTTGAAGCAAACAAGGCTAACGATAATCGTACATTTAACTTTATTAAAGATGCTAGAGAAAAGCTTGGTATTAAGAGTGAGAATAGCAGCAGTAAATTCAATAGCAAGTCAAGTTGGTACAATAACAATTCAACATCAGTTAATTCAGAGAGTCCTAAGATTAACTCTACAGATTATGAAGATGCTATGAATGAGATTGCTTCTTTGTTGGACTAAGATAAGTAAAATATAATTGAGAGGGGTAATTTGTTATCCCTCTCTTTTGAAAAGGAGAAGTTGTATGATAGGATTAATAATATGGATGGTTGTGTTTATAGTATCAATAACTCTTGTTCTATATCAGTTATTTTTTGGTGATGGAGAAAAACCAAGAACAAAAATTGGTGCTATAATATATAGACTACTTAGTAGAAATAGAAGTTTTATGTATTTAGAAAACAAATACAATGCTTTGTTATATTGTATAATGGCAAGTATATCATTTTATGCTATTATATATTTTATAGTATCTATTCTTATTAGACGTAATAGATAAATTATTAGGAGGATATAAATTTTGTTTACTATCGCAAAACGTAATAACGATAAAGTTTCATTTCTTTACAAAGATCACACTGGTAGATATTTATTCTCTGGTTATTCTAATATGACTTTTAATACTGAAGAAGAAGCACTTCAGTTCATCTATTATAATTCAGATTGTGTAAAGCATCTAATGAAGAAAGATGAAACACTATATGTATTACCTGTTGGTAAGAAGAAAGAAGATATAAAGGTGGTGTTACAAGAATGATTCAAGATATTAAAGTCGAAGAAGTTCATTCTGATGGAACAAGAAAAGAAATAAAGAACGACCCAGCTACTGGATATCATAATTTTCTCGTTATGTTTAATACACTTGTTGATTTAGATTTTGCTATTCTAAGAATGATTCAAGAAGAATTCAATAATCCAAAGTATGTTAATCAGAAGATTATGAATATGACAACCAAGCAAGTTAAGACAATTCTTTTAAATAGGAATGATCCTAATCCTGTAACTATATGTATTAGAGATAAAGAAATAGCCAATAATATTTATAAAGAAATCATGACTACAAGATATTCAGACTTACTTAAAGAAGATAAGTATATGGCTATTACTGGTTTATTCTTTTTAATTTCTGTATATACAAATATAGATAATGTACATGTTACAGTGCTGTGTACTTCTAAAGAGGAAGAAGCTGTAATTAGAAAGTACCATTCTAAGGTAAATATCATTGTTAAAGAAGACCCATCTGATTTGTCATTAGATGAGTATACAGAGTTTATTTTTAAGAATAAGAACGATGTTTTTAAATTTAAGAATAAATTCAATGAAAAAAGAATCCTTTTCATGAACTACAAATTCAATATTACATTTGATGATAAACCATATCCAGATATAAAAGTTTCTCATTATCTTTGGGAAAATGGTTATTCTAAGACAGGAATCATCGATACTTATAGAAAAGATGACCCTGATTATGCAACATTGCGATTTGTGGTAAAAAAGAAAAAGAAAAACAATTAAGTAATATAATTATTAAGGAGGAAATAATATATGTCTTTCACAAACATTGTTAACAAAGAATCTCTTAGAAGAGTTCAGCTTGAAACTATGGATATTCTTAAGGATGCACTAAGTAAGTCCTTCGGTCCTTTTGGTTCTAATACAATTATTTATAAGGAAGGTGCACTTCCTAGATATACAAAGGATGGTCATACTATTCTTGGAAGTATCCAGTTTGCTGGTGAAATCGAAAAGTCTGTTCTTTCTGATATTGAAGAGGAAACAAGAACACAAGCTATTAAGATTGGTGATTCTACTACATCTATCACAATTCTTTCGTCTCTTATTTTTAAGAAACTTGCCGAATATGAAGAAGAAAACTCTTCTTTGATTACTCCTGCTAGTATTGTAACTCAGTTCAAGGAAGTAACTGAAGAAATCTGTGAAGAGATTAAGAACAACTCTAGAGAAGCTGATATTGTCAGTATGTATGATATTGCACTTATCTCTACAAATGATAATGAAAAGCTAGCATCTATTGTTAAGGATGTTTATACTACATATGGACTTGATGTATATATTGATGTAAAGGCATCTATGAATGGTACTACATATCTTAAAGAGATTAATGGTATGACAATTGATTGTGGTTTCCTTGATCCTACACTTATTAACGATGTAGACAAGAATGCTTGTGTAATCAAGAATCCTAAGATTTATGCATTTAAAGATCCAATTGATACTATCGAAATGGGTACATTCCTTGATGCTATTCTTTATAAGAATATTGTTGGTCCTATTAAGAATCAGAAACCAGAAGATATGGTTCCTACAGTTATTATGGCACCAAAGATTTCTCGTGACTATTCTTCTTACATTGATATGCTTATGCAGTCTATGGCTGCTGCACCTGCTGCTAATCGTGGTTGGTTGAATATTATTACAGATATTCAGGGTTGTGATATGGAACAGTTTGAAGATATCTGTGACCTTTGTGGTTGTAAGTATATTAAGAAGTATCTTGATGTAGAAATTCAGGCTGAAGATATTAAGAAGGGTCTTGCTCCTACACCTGATACAATTGATGATTTTGCTGGTACTGCTGTTCAGGTTAATTCTGATGCTAATAAGACAACTTTTGTTTATCCATTAAATATGTATGATGAAGATGGTAATCCAACAGCTCTATTTAAGCAGAGAACTGATTATCTCGAAAAGCAGATTGAAAAGCTTGAGGTAGAAGGAAACAATACTACAGATATTTATACACTTAAGAAGAGACTTCACTCTCTAAAGGGTAAGATGGTAGAAATCTTTGTTGGCGGTATTACTGTAGCAGATAGAGATGCTGAACGTGACCTTCTCGAAGATGCTGTTCTTAACTGTCGTTCTGCAGCATTAAATGGTGTTGGTTATGCTGCTAACTTTGAGGGTCTTCGTGCTTCTAAGACTATATTTGATAACTATTCTGATAGTGCTAACTCGACAAAGCTTGCTATTGCTACTATCATTTATTCAGCATATGTAGAAATTTCAAGTATGTTATATGATACTATGAACAATATGGAGTCTGTTGATGATATTGTAGCAGAGTCTATTGAAAAGGGAATGCCTCTCAATATTGTGTCAAGACAATATGATGGTAAAGTTCTTACAAGTATTGATACAGATACATGCACACTCAATACTATCTCTAAGATTATTACTATCATGGCTACTGCTAACCAGTTCATTCTTCCAACTCTTAATGTAAACAAGTATTAATATAAAAAAGAAACGTGCTTTAATTAGCACGTTTCTTTGTTTCCCTTTGTGTAAGTACAGCTTCTTATAACTTTACAAAATCAAGCATCTCCGCTCTAAGGGTAAGTGGGATACTCTCATCGAATATCTTATTCATAAAGTTATACCGAAACTGTGTGCTGTGACCTTCTGTGATTTTTATTATAGCACTATAATAGAAATCATCAGCGTTTACAACATTTCTCAGTAATGGATCTGAGAACTTGTTGTTATGGTCTTTAGAGAACATTACTTCTCTGAGGAACCTTTGAGATTCCATGGCGATAAGGTAATTTACGATATCGTCAAAATTATGAAGACGATAACTCTTGCCTAACGCTATTTTCAGATTCTTCTTCTCGTCAAATTCCCTTTTCGTGTTCATAGTAAACCTCCAAAATTAATTTATTTGATAGTATTCATCCTATCACTACAATGATATATAATGAAAAAATAATTTAATCTATTAAAAAGAAAGCGTGCTTTATGCACGCCTTCTTTTAAATATTTCTTGTATAGTAAGACGCATAAAATTTTGCGTCTTCCCAATTACATCTAACAGACTGACGAATCTTTCTAGTAAGTTCGTCTCTATCAAATGACGGATCAAACTGAATTTCTCCGTCTTCTCTATCTGTTATTGTTATACCTTCATTTGTTAATATTAACATATAACCACCAAGATTCTTATCCCAGTGATACTGTAAGATATCCTTTGTTAATATTACATTGCCCGCTGTTATTGTTGTCATAGTTGTTGTTTTCATAATAAGCTCCTGTACTTTAATGGAACATAGAATTTAAGCATTGTTGACTGTTCCGTTATCAGCAATGCATTTTAACTTATTTAAATCGCTCAATTTTATTACGGTCTTAGAGCTAGACCAAATCTAGACTATTGTAGTCTAGAGAATAAGCTGTTCAAGGATAGACTTATATCTATCTCTTATTCACTTATATTATATATATCTAAAATAATTTAGTTTTACAAAAACATAATATTAAATACACTAATGAAAGGAGGATAAATGAAATATGTCTTCTGCTCGAAAATATAAATGTATATTTTGTAATAAATCTTTTGAAAGAACTAGTCTTGCTAGTCATATAGATAAGCATCATGATGATATGCTATGTGATGAAAAAGGGTTTACTGCAAATAGAATTGTATTTGATGTTTGTAATAAGAAAGAACCAGTAGGAGCTTCTACTGGTACTTGTCGTATATGCAAGAAGCCTACTGAATGGGACGAGAAATCTGTAAGATATAAAGCATATTGTTCAGAAAACTGTAAAGCACAAGCCAGAAAGAATTATGAAAAGAATATGCTTAAAGTATATGGTAAGACCACATTACTAGATGATATGGAATGGCAAGAAACTAAAATGCTTGCTAATCGTGGTATTTCTGGTAAGTATAGATGGTCTGATGGAACATACAAAACTTACGTGGGAAGTTATGAAAAGAAGTTTCTTGAATTTTGTGATAATGTATTGAATATTGATTCTGGAGATTTACTAACTCCAGGACCTACAATTTATTATGAATATGATGGAAAAGAACATACTTGGATTACAGATGCTATTTATCTACCATATAATTTAGTATTTGATATTAAAGATGGCGGAGATAATAAGAATAATCGTGATATGCCAGAATATAGAGCTAAGCAATTAATGAAAGAAAAGTTCATTACAGATCAAGGTGAGTATAACTATATTAGACTTACTAATAACGAGTTTGTACAATTGCTTACTATATTTGCTGAATTGAAAGAATCTTATTCTAATGAGGATGAACCTAAAACAATTTCTAGAGTTCATGAGCATACTGGTCCTTGTGCTATCGGTGGAATGGCTCCTGGAATTACATCTGACATTCAGCCTAGTATGTTTATTTCAAATATAATGAATAAGAATACATTTGAAACAGAATTTGCTTTATCTAATGATATAACATCTGAGTTTATGATTATAAGAGATAAAGAAACTGGTAAACTAAAGCGTAAGAAAAGCTCAGAACTTCTTGAAGATGCTGAAGTGAAAACATTTAAATATATTGGTGATGATATTGTTAATATATTAAAAGAAATATATACTAGATATACTAATGAATCGTATGTAGACTGTCAATTTCTTCCTACATTAGTAACAGAATTTGATGAGGTATTATCATATGACCAATTAGAATTTAGTAATCTATTAGAGTATGTAGATAAAGAATTGATTCAAGAAAACTTTAATAGTTCTTTAGCTACATTACAGTTCCAAACTCAAATAGTATTTAACGAGGCTAAGCCTATAGTGTTTAATGTATTAGACCCTGTTAAATATGAGTATAAAAAGAAATTACTTCGTGAGTATGAGGACTTAACTATTCTTCAAAGTATGAATGGTAAGTACTTTGCTTTTAATAAAGTCAGCTGCAAACGTACTAAAGGTGTTAGCAGTATATATGAAATTAACGATAGTATGTTGAAGTCTATAGCTTCAGCACCATATTAAAGGAGGAATATACTATGAGTTTCAATGAAAGAATTTTTAGCATTCTTACAGAATCTGGTAAGTCTTGTAAAAATGCTGTAACTAAGGATGAATGTACTGAAGCATGTGATAGCTTCCAAGATACAATTGGTAATGGTCATAACTTTTCTGATGTTGTAGTACCTAATGGTATTAAGATGGATGAAGACGCAATGCCTATTTGTAAAGGTGAAGTAAAGAAGTGTCCTAAGTGTGGTAAATCAGAATGCACTTGTGGAAAGAATGAGTGCTCTTGTTCTGAAGCATACTTCATTGATGGCAGACTTCTTGACATTTATATGTCTGATAACGATATTTCTAATGATGCTGTAGCAGTAGGTAATATCTGTGAGCATTATGGTATTGATATTGATGATGTATATGTAGTAGTAGAGTGTGATGAAGTTAATAAGGGATTAATTGATCATACTAAGCATTATCTATCATGCGGTCTTCTACGTAGATGTGATAATCAGATTAGAAACTGCATTAATGCAGGTATTAAGGTAGTTAAGCGTTCATAATATAAAGACCCAGTAGGATTTGTTTCCTACTGGGTCGATAACTTTTTTATAATAAAGGAGGATGATGTTATGAGCAGAACCAGAAAAAAGAGGTCTCATCCTAAATACTCTTCATATAAACATAGTGATCTTAAGAAAAGAGCCAACCAATTCACACCAAAACCTACATTAAGTTATAGTCTTTCTCAAGAGATAACTCAAGATAAATCTCCTGTTGTTAAACGTAATTCATTCGGAGATGTTATTTATAGTATGCAATATATCGGATATGAGAAGTTTGAATATTGGATAGAATATGATGAAGATAGAAGACCATTATCATATATAGATACTCGTGGATGTTCTTGGAAATGTAAATACAATTCTAAGGGTAATATATGTGACTATTGGGATTATTCTGGATATCAAGAAAGTTATAGATATTATAAGAATAATCTAGTTATATGTACCAACTCTTTTGGTAATAAGATTAAGAAGAAAGTCATTACCAATAAATATGTAACTCGTGATCTTTTCATTTCTACAGATGATTGTATATAATATATACGATATGAATGATCATATCAAATTTTAAAGAAAGGAGATGATGAAATATGTCAGATAAAAAGCAAGAACAAGAGGAAAAGCGTAGAAATGCTCTAATAGCATGGATATTTATCGCTATACTTTTGTTAATACCTATAATACCATCATTTCTTATTTTCAAGATATTTGAATGGTTAATACCGGAAGTAACATGGTCAGCAACGCATTTAATAGGATTATATGCTTGCTCATCAACAATCATGATTGCTGGTAGTATGCTTTCATATACCAGCAAGAAGTAAAAAGAAAGAAGGATTAATATGCCAAATTGGTGTGAAAATTTTATTACCTTTATGAGCAATGGAACTCCTGAAGGATCCGCTGCTATCAAAACTTTCCACAAAAGACTTAATGAAATATTTGAAATAGAATGTATTGATGGTTGTATATGGGAAGATGAGATAGAAGCTTATTTGCTTTGTTCTCAAAATATCAAATTGTTTGAGTACAACAAGAGTTCTACCACTGGTTTCAGAACTCGTGGTTATGTAACAAATATATCTGATTTAAATTATGATAGTTTTCATGTATGCTCTTATGATGCATGGTCAGCTAATAATGCTTTTTGGTATAGTCTTATAACCATATTATATGGAGATCTTATTACTTTCTCCTATATAGCAAACGAACCTGGGATGGGTCTGTTCTACACTAATGATCGAGGATTCCTTCCAAGATATAGATTATTCCTTGAATGTGGAATACGTCCTCTAATGAAGGTTCCAGGAGCATGGGATACTAGATATTCAGATAATTTGTTCCATTTCTTAGATAGAGATAATCCATATGTAATGATTCCATCACCGGAATATACTGATTGGACAAACAGTTATTCATATGGTATTCAATTAGAAATGGATGGCGAAGAAGATGATATAATTACAGAATGTGAAGATTATATCTTTGGAGAAGAAAAACCAGATATAAACGATATCTATGATTTGGAAACTGAATTAAATAAAATTGATAAGAAAATGAATGTTTGTGTAGATGAATATAGATATTCTCGAATAGATTTAGAAGATGAAATCAACCGTAATAAACTTTATAAGAATTTGGGAGGAGTTTAATATGGCTAAACTTAAGATAGCTGGAATAGTTAAAAACAGCATTGTCGATGGTCCTGGGTTAAGATACACAATTTTCACTCAGGGGTGTTATCACAATTGTGAAGGTTGTCAGAACCCCCAAACTCATAATCCTACAGATGGAAAATTTATTGACACTGATGAAATCTATAATGAGATTATAAAAGATCCTGTTATAGCTGGTGTCACTTTCTCAGGTGGAGAACCTTTTCTACAATCAGATGCACTTGCAGAATTAGCATTGAAGATTAATAATGCTGGTATGCATACTCTTGATATAATCTGTTATACAGGTTTCACTTATGAAGAAATCTTAAAGATAATTAAGGATGGTTGTAAGTCATATTTGAACCTACTTCATAATATTGATTATCTTATAGATGGTAGATTTGAAAAGGATAAGGTTTCTCTAGATTGTGCTTGGAGAGGAAGTACTAATCAACGTATAATAGATGTACGTAAATCAATCAGAGAAGGCAAAGTAGTTGAAATCGAATTATAAAAGAGTGGGGTGAGCATCATCACCCCACAACTTTATAATAAATGCATTTATAAAAGGAGGATTATTTTTTATGAGTGATATTGTAATTGAAGACGGTGTTGTTAAATATATTAACCATAAGACTACAAAAAAGTATTCTGATGACACTAAAAAAGATGTAACTAGTGAAACAAAATTAGACACAGTTATTGTTTTCAAAGATAAAGATGGAGTATATCCTGATGGTAAGATAGTAACGAGTGATGAGTTTGTTACAATGTATAATTATGATTATAAAAAAGATAGTGAAGGTAATACTCTAAGTTGTTCTGTTACAAAGTCTGTAAAGAAAAATGGTAAACTTCTTGATATTGAAAAGATTGGTTCTAAGAAGTATTATGATAAACTTGGTAGACTTATTAAAGAAGAATCATTGATGAGAGATGGATTAGTATATCGTACTGATAGTTATGAGTATGATATAGATAATAATGTTATCCGTTCAAAGTCAAAGGGTATGCAGACTGTTAGAACCAGAGAATATTTTAGAGGTGAAGTAAGTCGTATTACAGAAATGACTATCAAGTCTAAGATGACTCATACACCTTATAGAGCTTTCTTTGATGAAGCTGGAAGAATCTATAAAGTAATCGATGGTGATAAGCATATTGAAATTGATTATGAAAGAGACTTCAATAGTGAAGGTAAGATTCTTTCTGAGACTGAAAGATTCTTTGATATTAGAACAACTACAAAGAAACTCATATCTTACGTTGTTACTTCATATGTACCAGCAGCTGACTATAAGATTGGTAAAGTTGTTAAGAATGGTATACTTACAGAAGAGCATGTATATAACTTAAAGGGAGATGAAATTTCATTGTATAAGTTTGAAGATGGAAAAGAACTGTTTTCTCGTACAGAAAAGTCTACTGATGAAGACACTGGTGATGTAACTTCTATTACTTCAACTAGAGTTACAGATTGTGCAACAGGTAAATTAGAAAAAGATAAGACTATTAAAACAGTATATGATAAAGATGGTAATCTTATTGTATATTCCGAAGATAACTCTATGGTATCTACATATGAGTATGACGAAGAGGGAAGACGTACTTCTGTTATTACAAAGAAACTCGTTGATGATGAATTCGTTGTAATCAATGAAGTAAAGTATGAGTATACTACTGATGAAGATACTGGAGAAACAACTAAGAAGAGATACCTTACTATCTTTGACGATAATGGTGATATCATTTCTAAGAATATCCATGAAGAAAAGTATGATGCTGAATTTGATGAATTTACTGAAGAAAAGTTATTCTTCGAAAAGCCTGAAGACACTGATGATGACGAAGATACTACAACAGATTCTTCAGATACAGATGATACTAAGGATGATACATCTTCTTCTGAAACTACAGAAGAAACAGATCCTTCTACAGATAAGTCTGAGGAAGTTGATACTGATTCTGAACCTAAGAAAGATGTTGATACATCTGAATCTTCAACTAAAGAAGAAACTTCTACTACTCCAGAAACAACTACTGGTACTGAAGAAAGCGAGACTACTGACCCTGAAGTTAAAGAAGAAACAGAACAGCAGTCTGGTTCTGAAGAAGAATAATTATATAAACGAAAATAAAGTCTGGGTGAGTTTCGGCTCACCCAGATATATTTTTAGAATATTGAACCAAATTGGCGTTGACATAATTTAGTATTATAATATGTGTATACAAGTCCAAAGAAAGCTCTATGACAGTTTTCTATAAACTCATAATCATATGGATTAGTAAAGTCAAGATTAAACTCACGATATTTAGCTTCTTCTTTAGAAAACTGAAGAATTATACATCCTTGTATGTTTATATTCTTCTGTGTATATAGTAAATATCTATACGCAGCTAACTGCATAAAGTATTTATACCCTACATGATTAGATGTTTTGAAATCTATAAGATATGGTTTATCATCTATTGTTATGAGTAAATCGTATGTTCCTGCGAAATATTCACACATTAGTTTTTGCTCTTGTCCTAATACCTTAACTCTATGACATTGATTTATACCTTGCCACCATTCTTTAAAAGCATCTAAACAAACATTATCTTCTTCATTAGGTTTCTTTTTTATATACATCTCAATCGATTCATGAACCATTGTTCCAAACTCTGCAGCTTTAGAAGCTATCTCTCTATTATCTTGTCCTTGTCTACCAACTCTATTAGCCCAAGAGATTAAGCCTTCATTATCTATAAAAGATAATAACTCAGTTACACTAGGAATACCCCTACCATCTATATGGTATCTAGCATTCTTACCTTTGTCAAATAAGGTAACGTCATTTAATAATGACTCTGGTTTAATCATTGTTAAGAATCACTCCTTACTGTACAATTATTTAATAATAAGTTGAAACATATATTATTTATGTAATGATAAGATACAACTTCTTATTTTACTACTTAATGAATAACTATTGAGAGGAGAATATAATTTTGTTATCAAAAGAAGAAAGAATGGCTAATCTGAAACGAGCGTCTGCAATGACGAGAGTTCAGGATAACCAAATACAAAACACACTAAATGGAATGTCAAATGAAGAGGTGGAGAACTTCATTTCTAACAATCCAGAATATGCTGAGATGTTATCAGTTAGTGCAGATAGTGACAATAGCGGTATTGTTATAAACTATGCTAATCAACCAAACAATCAGCATGAAGCTATTTCTATTTCTCCACCTTGGGAAGCAAACTTCGCTGCAGGAGGACAACCTCAGGGAAGAGTTAATTTGTTTCAAGTTGGGTCTAACCCAAGTACTGGTATGTCTTTCAATAATAATGGATTCTATAACAATTATTATGGTTATGGTATGAACCCAAATGATGAAAGACTAAAACAATATACTCCTGGTATGAAACTATATGGAATCAATCCATATAGTTTTCCTAATGCAACTCAAATGGTTAATTACTTTGACTATTGTGAACAACAGAGAGAGTTTGCAGATAATCAGAAGTATGGATGGGCTCTCTTATCAGCCAGAATGGTAGGAACAGATGAAGCACTTAAGTGGGCTGAGTCTTTTAAATTCAAACCTGCTGATCAAATCTATAAAGAACAGCAGGAAGCACAAGCTAAAGCTCAACAGGAAAAGATGCAGTCTATGACAGATGATGGAAATAATGTAGTTTATGATGTTTATGACTGTCGTGGTATTAGATTCCAAAGAGCTTGCAATTTCAAGATTATTGATATAGCTACTGGTGACATTGTTAGAGAAGTCAATCATGAAAGGGATGCTTTAGGTCAGGCATATACTACACATACTCAGATTGATGATAGAAAGGAACAGTATGAGATACAGCAGATGTATGCTCAGATTGCTTATTATAATAAGTATGTTAATACCTTTAGAAACTTGTTTAATAAGTCATATGTAGATAATATCAATAGATGGAACAGTTGGAAAGCAGCTGGATTATCAATAGATGAACAATTTGCTAGATGGGAAGACGAACGAATCGATTGGAAAAAACATGAAAGATTGATTCAGAGAGCTTTACAGACAGCATCGTTCTCTAGAGAAAACTTCAGAGATATTCTTTCTAGCTGTTGTCATACTGAACTTGACTATGCTAATAGATCAAACTTCTTTAGTTTATCTTATGATTTTGAGAGGGATTTACATTATAAGTCTCTTATCTCAACACCACAAGAAATGAACAATGATCCGTTAGTTCATCAGAAGTTACAACAAGAGTATGACATTAAGAGAAAGCTGTTTATGGATAAAGTAATGTCTGGTAATTTAGGAAGTGCTACAGCACCAGATGCACATTATCATCCTACATTTGCTAAGACACCTGTAGAACAGTTAACTCTTGAAGATTATAATAAACCAGAGAATCAGTTCATGTATACCAAAACTGTAACTCCAGAATTAGCCACAGAAAATTTATTCATTCCTAAGAATATGACTGGTGGAATTGTTCCAGAGCAAAGAACATTTGGTATTATGACAGTAGATGATGATACTGGTGAGATTATATCTCAACATGAAGAAGACGTTACATCTGAGTCTGGATTTTCTTCACCTGTACAATTAACAGATGAAGAAATGGAAGCTTATTTTTAAGGGGTGTTTGAAATGAAAATAAAAAATAATCTTTCTGACATCTATAGAAAAGATGTAATTAAAGAGTCTAAACTCATGAAGCAGTGGATAGCATGGTTTGATAGTTTTAAAGTCAATCCGTTGTTATCATACTTTACCCAAAATGATATCGCTTTTATTCATAAGCTTGCTACTTCTCCTGCAATGCATTGTAATGTAAAAGAGAAGTATAGATTACTTGGTGAATTGATGAATAGAAGAGGTTTCAGCCTTATTGGTGGGGGTACTAATAGAAGAGCTTATGTATGTAATTACGATAAAAGAGTTGTTGCTAAAGTAGCAACTGATAATGTCGGATTTACAAGTAATCTCAAAGAATATGTGAATCAGAATGTTTTAAAGCCATTCTGCAATAAGATATTCGAAGTATCACCATGTGGTAGTTTAGCTATCATAGAAAATGTAATCCCGATTAAAGATGTATCTGAGTTTACAAAGTATTCTCAAGAAATCTTTGATATCTTATATTTCAAGATTCGTAATAACAATATCGCTATGGATGATATTGGAACTAGAAGTATGAAGAACTGGGGTTATAGATCTGGTTTCGGACCAGTGTTATTGGACTATCCATCAATGTATGTAGCAGATCCTAAAAAGAGATTATGTAAAGATATATTGAATGGAAAACTTTGTTCTGGTACACTTGATTATGATGAAGGATTTAACAATATTGTATGTTCCGAATGTGGAAGGACATACTTAGCTTCTACATTATCAAAACCAGAAGGTGACGATATAAAATCCTTGTTAAGTGCAGTTGGATATAAAAAGAATGAAGGAGTAAAGAAAATGAAAATAATAATTTCAAGCGTTGAAACTGGTGAAGTTATATCAGTAAAAGAAACAGGTGGAAAGAGTAATCATGTAGATTCTAGTATATCGAATCTCAATAATAATGTGAATCATGTATTTGATACTCACATTAACTCTGCACCTAAGAAAAAGAGAAGAGTTATTATAACTCCTATCAACAACAACGAAGAAACAACAGTAAATAATATTGTTGAAGAAGTAAAGGTTGAACCTGCAAAACCTGTCGTAGTTGTTGGAGATAAGAAAGCTAACTTCATGAATGCTTTCAATAAACTCAATGCAGGTCTGACATTTGAACAGGCAGTAGATTCTAGTAATGTTCCTGTTACAAATCTGATCAAAGCTATTAATAGCATGATCATTACAGATAATCCGTTTGTATCTGAAGAAGAAGCTTTTAGAATGTATAGGGAAGTTAGTGCTGCTACTATAAATTCTTATGGCGAATGTGTAACAATTACAGAGGATAATGTTGGCACAGCAGATACAATGCTCAATGCAATGCTTAGAAAGATAAGCGGTGCAGAGATGAATGAGGATATGTTCTTAGTATTCTATAAGCTCATCCTTAATGTAAAGAATACAAAGACATTCTTTATGAGCATTATTAACTTCTGGAAGTTATTGCTCGAACTCAATTCATTTGATACTGATGAGAATTCAGATGTATTTAGATTCTGTATCTATAAGGATGTATATGATGTATATAGATCTGCTATTGGTATGTCTCTTGAAGATTACAGATATAACATCGTTCTCTCAGGAAACTTCACATACAATTCTTCTAACATTCTGAAGTTCATTTCTTCTGCTGTATCTAATATGAAGTTTGCATCTGAAAGTGGAGAGTATGACTTTGAAGTAGATACAAATAAGTACTACACAATTAGTCTTGCTGAGAATTATGCAGAGCAGGTATATTGTGAAACTGTACAACCTGACGAAACTTCTGTAGAAGATATCATCAATGATATCAATGCTTCTAGTGAAGATGATAATACTTGTACTGTAGAAGAAGGATATGATGTTGATGAAGAAGAAACTTCAGATCCAGAACCTAAAACAGTCCCTGAGAAGATATCAATTGTTGACCAGTATAATATGGCAGTGATTGGCAATGAAAAACAGGGTACTCGTAAACAGCAACAGAAATATGGTAAGAAGAAAAAGAAGAATCGTCGTAGATAATCGTGTTATGTAGGTTAGGAGTTGGTAATTACATCAACTCCAACTTACTCATAATATAAATAACAGGAGGAAGTTCAATGATTGGAAATATAATGGTGGCTGGAAATGCTACAGAATTACAGTTCCTTATTAATTATAAGGGAACTTATTTACAGGCATATGCAGAGGCTTGTAAAAACAGTGGTGTTAATCAAGAAATACACCATACAAAGATTGTTGTTGTCAATGATATAGAAGGTAGCGGTGATGATTATATCGTTGCTAGTATTCTATTACCAAACTCAAGAGCAATGTTTTTCCTTATTGATGAGGATTATAATAACTTTGTTTATGAGTATTATAACAAGCTTGATAACGACCCAGATATTCAAGAGTATATTGCAGTTCTTCTTGCTGGAATGCTTGAAAGAAACTTTGATTATATTCTTTACTTTGACAATGATGATGCTAAAATGTGGATGCCGATTTGTAAAGCATTGGTTGATTATCTCTATTCTAGATTCGGAGTTTTATGTTATGGAATTGGAGATATTAGAAGTAATCCGCAACTCTTATTAAGTCAAGGTATTATTCCTGAATGTGTAGTTAAGGTTCAGGATATCGTTAATAGATATAAACTTTCTAATAGACCTAATGATCAATTATTCATACAGTATTAAAAGGAGGTATGTGTAATGAGTGCACTTATATTTGGAACTCCTCAGGTATATAGTATACTAAGGATGAATCCAAATAAGATAGACTATATATACATTAACTTTAACTCATTAGTAGAAGGAGTAGAAAAGCTTGATGCTTTGAATCCTTATTGGAGTTCAACAGAGCAAGTATTCTTCAATGAGTTTGAGTTTGATAATATGTATATCTCTTATATCACAACTTCTCCAGCTGCATTTAGACAGCTTGTTGATTTGATGCGAACGTTATATAATGGGTATAGTGTTTTCATTATTTGTGATTGGAATAACGATATATCTATTAATATGATTGAAGCATTAATGAAGTTTATAACTGACTCTTATGGATTCAAATGTAATATTTGTACGGACATAATGAATGACATCATTAGTGATGGTGATTTCTCTACAGATGGAATTCAGATGTTTGATAGGAATATGGAGACATATATCCAAATGTTTGGAACTGATAAACTTTACTCAGATCATGGTGATTTAGCATGAATAATGAACTCTATAAAAGAACACTCTATACAAAGAAAGTAAAGTTTATCATTAATGAAATCCATGAGTATGATATAGCAAAGGCAAATATATCCATCCTTTTACAGGGTGGATATATCACTGCTCAAGAATATAACATGTATCTTCAAATGTCGAAGATGCAGAGAGAGATAGCTATAGGTAATCTTCAGAAGAATCCAGAAATGTCGAGGGTTATAAGTGAAGGATTTGAGTGGGCTCGTAAGTGCTTAATTGAATCTAATAACCTAACAGAAGATGATATAGTATCTATAAAGAAAGACGCATTCTATGTTATGAGAAGATTACAATATACAACTTTTGGTAACATAGAATTTACACATAGAAATTCATATCATATGTATATCTATTGTAGAGGAATAGAGATATATTATGGTATGAATGAACTTGATGATTCTGGTGATATACTAGACATCAAAGGTATTAATGATAGTAAGCTAGAACTACACTCAGCTTATCTATCGTTTCTATCTTATATATTAAAGCAAGTTGTCAAGGGTAACATTGTAGGTGCTATACAAGAGTTAATGACATTTATACAACGTTATGATAATAGACAACTTGATATTGAATACTATCGTGAATTCAATTCGGATTCTATGTATAGACTTGGACATTATGGTGTTATGTTTATAGACGATAGTTATAAGAATGTATTAAACATATCAAACAATCAAATGTTTAATAGAGAATTATTCTCTATTCTTATGAGTATTCAATATAAAAGATAAGAGTTGTGTTCATTCACAACTCTTCTTTTTTGTTGTAATAGAAGAACTTTATTATAAATACTTAAAGAAAAGGAGGAAATTATATATGTCTACAAACTTTTTAAATAGACGTATGGATTTACATCATAGTGGATCGATACTTACTATGGATACAAGTTATCCAGTAAAGCTTGCTGGTAAAGTATTAAAACTCTTTACAGCAACAAGCGATTTCAAATCTTCTAGTTGGACACTTAATAATTCAGAAGGTGAAACTATACTAAGTGTATCAGAAGATAAAGTATATGACTTCGCTGGTAGAATTTTAAAAGACAGTATCGGAGAAGGAAAAGCTTATGCTACTGTACAAGATGTGTGGAAAAACGATGATTACGTAATGGTAATCATAGATTTTGACAACTTTACAATGCATTTTTGTAGTCAAACTAATTTCGAGGACTTTATCACTGGTACAGGTGCTGGTGATTGTGATTTAAAACTTTTTGATATAACTGGCGACGAAGATATGACTGGTTATACATATAAAATAGATACTTCAGTATTTGATGCTGCTGTTGAATTTGATAATGAAGAAGATAAGCATGCATTATTAAGAAACAGTGAAGATGATGTTGTGTATGAAATTCCTGTAAATATAACTGATGATGAAGGAAATATTACACAAAGAACTATGACACCTGTGGCAAATCTAGATTGTATTAATATAAATGGAATAAATGTATCAATTCAAAATCTGGTATTTCCATTTATAAATATGATAAATTCTGATGTTGGAATGGAAAATGTTACAGGAATGCATTCTTTTAAAAAAATTAATGGAACTTTAAATGATACATTTATAGAAAAATTCTGTTTTACATATAATGAATTAACAAATCTCGGAATGTGGAAAAGTGAAGATCATACTGCGTATATTTATTTTAAGGATGAATGTGAATATATACCTGAAGAAGACAGAAATAAATATTATTATGTATTGACAGATACAACTAGCGGTGATAATTGGAGTTCTAATCAACTAGATAGTTCTATGATGTTTAAACCAATAAATATTGATACAATGAAATTTAGTTCTTATTCTAATATATCTAATAACGGTATTTATGTTAACGGTAATAATACTGGTTTATCTTTTAGATATACTAAAGGTGATATTTTAGTAGGATCGTGGTGGGATTTTGATAATCATAATGGATTTGTTGCTTATAATATTGAAGGTGGAGTTAAAAGAATACATGTAAAAGATTTTATTACAGGTGATAATTTTTGTCCATATGACGCATTTTTAAAGACTAGAAATTTGAGTTCAAGTGGAATGATCTATAGAGTAACTTATTCATCACAATATGTAAACGATACTATTTTTAAAAATGAAATAATGAATGATGTTAGTAGATTTATAGATTTTTTTACCGGAGGAAATAATAGTTATAAAACATATATAAGAAAAAGAATATGCTGTATAGAAAATGATACTATTGAAGATATTGCTACATTTAAAGTATCAGATCCATATCATAAACTAATAAAAAATATTGTTATTGTATATCCAGAATTATTCGAAAATGTCTTATTTGATAAAGATGGAAATGATTTTTCTCATTCAGAAGAAAATCTATCAAATTTTGAATCTTTTTATAACGATAACACGCCTTCTAAATTTGATAGAACATCGTATGAATTTTTTAATAATAGTTTTAATAATATAGATGAAACAAGATATTTTTTATACTTGTTATTTAATAAGAATAATGAAAAGAATGTATATACAGGAGAAGCGTTCAGTAATGATAAAAATACAATAAAAATAAACGGTATCTCAAGTAAATTAAAAATTAAACGAAATGTACCTATATTAGGAAATGATGGATCAGATCAATTCATTACAACTGATAAAAGCGGGAATTATTTAATGCTAAATATTATATCTCGTGTAGGTATATCTAGTATGGGTACTCCTTATTATAGTGATGATCAAAAACCAAATTATAATAATGCACAATTTGGAATACAAGATATTTTAGTTACAAGAAAGATAAAATTTGCTAATGAACATATAAAATATTCAGACGGTAAATATAAAATATATCCATATGGATTTGATAATAGTTATGGTGGTTTTGATCTCAAAATATTAATAAATAGTAATTATAATATAGATGATGAAGGTACAAGTTCGATTGATGAGAATGATGGAGAAGAAATAACTGGATTATCAATGAAATACGTTACCAAAGACTTGTTTAAAAATAATGAAAAGATAGATAGCAATGATACTGGATTTATGTATATGTATTATATAGATACTGCAGCTACTCAAAATTATATATATAGAATTAAATACTACTTTAATCCAGATGATACTAATTCTAATGAAGAAAATGATTACATTAGTTCATATGATTATTATACTAGTACTTTTATAGCTGATATTAAGGTTGCTACTAAAAATGAATATTCAAAATCTAATCATCCTGTATGTGTAAGAGCATATGTAAACTATAAAGTTCATTATTTAATGGAATTAGATAGTGATCTTTCTTCTGAAGATGCAGTTGAAAAAGCATTTTCAGATGCTAATCAAATCATAAGTACAAATCCTAATTTATTTATTAAAACTATAGTTAAAGCTTATAATTTTTATCCAATTAATACTGATATAGTTAATAAATATTATAAAAATTCAGAATTGGATGCTTCTAGTACATGTGATTTAGCTATACCTACACGTAATAGTAGAAATGATGGTGTTGACATTAGATACTTTGCAGCAGCGTATACAAACAATGATAGCATAAATGACGGATTTAAAATTAAAGAATTATTAAATGATAATTCTTTAGTTCTTTATGAAAATCATTTAGCACCATATGTATCCAATACTCTAAATTCTAGCAATTCTTATATCTATAATGTAAAAACATATATAGATTATATTAAATCTACAAAAATTAATAAGGTTATTCATATTGATGATTTCCCTTATATAAATGGCAAAGGAATAAGAGAATGTTATTATAAAAATAATGATGGATCATTTAAATCTTTATATGAATTTTATAATTATATATTAACTAGAGACTTGTCTATACCAATAGATAATCCTGATTCATTACTAGATTCACAATTCAATAAATCAAATACTGCATTTTTCACAAGACAAGACGTACAAGGTATAACTATTAGAAAAACCTTAAATGATAAAGGAACTGGTTATAATGATAATTTCTATTCTACCACTTCTAACAATAAAGTTACACTAAAATCTTCTATAACATTAAAAAATAATGTAGAAATCAGTTCAATTTATGGACTTAATAATTCAGAATTAGTAGATAATAATGGAAACGATGTATCTAAAACTTATTCATCAGAAGATGTTATATATATTAATAAAGAACAAGCTGGTAGTAAAACCACTTATGGATTAGCTATAAGTGATGGAGAAACAAAAAATTCAACTATAGTATCAATAAATGGTAGTATGGGTGAAATTGAAGTTGATAAACTAACTTGGGAAACATTGTTATTAGCATTAAATAATGATAAAACAATAAATATTTTATCTGATTCATTTATTGATATGAAAACTGAATTGAATAATTATATATATCTTGCTGGTCAAAATATAAGTGATACTATAAGTATTGTTGATAATAATAATTTAGAAGACAATGCTAATAGTCATGATGATATATATGGATCTAAAAAAGATGAAGACGGAAATATATATGACAAAAATGGAAATCTGATAAGTAAATCTACCTCAACTGGTAGTTTTCAATATGAGCATTATAAAGATAAGAATGCTGAATTTGATGAAAAGCATAATCTTTATAATTTTAATTATGGATATGGATATTCAGATGATAATAAAACAAAAACCTTAAATAATAGAGGTGTAATAGTATTTGTAACAGAAGGAGCATATACTAAATGTAACGATAATGGAAATAGTAAGGTTGAAAGTTTTACATATGATTTTCATAATGGTAGTGTATATCCTAAACGTATGTATATATCTAAAGATGGTTTAATTTGTACAAAAGAATATTTTGATAATGATTTATTAAATGGTACATATATTCCTGATGATACCTTACCAATTAATAATATAACTATGCCTATATCCCTAGATGAGGTTATAGACGAGTATGTGAATTGTTGTCAGTATTTATTCGCATATTTAAATTCTAGTGAAATATATGATTTTGATCCGTCATTTGGTATGTATATAAAATATTATAACTCATTAAAAAATAAAACATATTATGATTCTAATATAATAGATTTTGTAAGTGATGTTTTAATAATAAATAGATATACTTATTCTAGTCTGTATTTTAATTATAATTCTTGGAAAGGTAAGTTAACTGATTCTAAAGAAGAAGTATATAATACATTAAATTCTGATAATAATAATATATATAATAATTGTACAGCAGAATCTAATTATAAAAAATGTATATATAAATTTATAGAAAATTCAGTGATATATTTGAATGAATTTTTAAATTATATCAAAAGTGCAAACGAGAGTTTTGATAGTGATGATAATGTACCAAAAGCTATTACTAAATTTTCTAATCTAAAGAAAAATTTTCTAATCTAAAGAAAAATTATAATTAAGGAGGTAAAAGTTTATGTTAAAAGGAATTGATGTTTCTGTTTGGCAAAGATCGATTGATTGGTCTAAGACTAAGAGTGAAATTGATTTTGCTATTTTGAGAGCAGGATATGGTAAGCTAGTATCTCAGAAAGATGATAGATTTGAAGAGTATTATGCTGCCTGTGAGAAGTATGGTATTCCAAAGGGTGCTTATTGGTTCTCTTATGCTACTACTAAGGCAGAAGCTATTCAAGAAGCAAAAGCATGCATTGAATGTCTAAAAGGTAAGAAGTTTGAGTATCCTATTTTGTTTGATATTGAACATAAGACTCAGACTAGTAAGTCGGTTGCTGATGTAATTATTCCAGCGTTTTGTGATACATTAAGAGATGCTGGTTATTATCCTGGTGTATACACATACTATAGCTTTATCAAGAGTTATATTTCTGAATCTGTATATTCTAAGTATGATCTTGCTATTGCTCATTATGCTAGCTCTACACCTTGGACACAGAAAACCATTTGGCAGTATTCTAGCACTGGTACTGTTAGTGGTATTAGTGGTAGTGTTGACCTTGATTATTGCTATGTAGATGATTATCCTGCAAAGATTAAGAAGCTTGGTTTAAATAACCTTGGTTCATCTACTACTTCTTCTACAGTAACAGAGTCTACTACTTCTACTACTAGTTATGTGGTTTCTACATCTAAGTCTGCTCCTGAGAATAAGGTTACTACATATGCTAGTACAGATAAGACACAGATTTCTAAGCATTTTAATGTACAAGAGTTTAAGTGCAAGTGTGGTTCAGATCATAGTATTCTTGTTAATCATTATCTTGTATATCAACTTGAAAAGATTATGGATACATTAAACTGCTCTATGGCTATCATTAATAGTGGTTATCGTTGTCCTACATATGATAAGACTATTGGTGGATTTGTTGGTCAGCATGGTGTTGGTAATGCTGTAGATATTGTATTCTATGATAAAAATAAAAAGGTTATTTCCTCAAAGATTATTTCTTGTGTTGCACAAGATTTAGGACTTGGTGGTATTGCTAATATTACATCATCATATACTTCTACACATCTAGATGCTAGAACATCTAATATCTGGAAGGGTGATGAATGTGTAAATAACAATACTGTAACATCTGACTTCTATAAGTATTATGGTCTTTCTAAGTCTGATGTATATGGAACATCTTCTTCATCTACAACTACTACATCATCTTCTAACACAACAACTTCAACCACTACTACAAGTAGTACATCATCCATAGCAATTAAAGCTGGTACTAAAGTAACACTATCTGGTGATACATTATATAGTACATCAACTGTTAAGGTTGGTAATAAGAAATCTGGTACTTACTATGTATATAGTACAGAAGTTGTAAATAATAGAATACGTGTAACTAACTCTGCTAGCAATGTAGGTAAGACTCCTGTTGGAACTTATGTATCTGGTTGGGTTGATGTATCTGTTGTTTCTGGAACTACATCTACTTCTTCTTCATTAAAGGCTGGTACTAAAGTTGTATTAAAGAGCACTGCATTATATTCAACTGCTACTGCAACCAAGTACTCTTCTAAGAAGTCAGGAACATACTATATTTACAGTAGTGATGTTTCTAATGGAAGAATTCGTATAACTAATTCCTCAAGCAATGTAGGAAAGACACCTGCTGGAACTTATGTATCTGGTTGGGTAAACACATCTGATATTGGTTAAAAAATAAAGTTTATGACTAAAAAGAAACGCCGTTGGTAATACGGCGTTTCTTATCTTTATTTTTTTGCGATGATTTCAAGAAGTTTTGCAAAGGAGTCTAAATCGTTATCAATCCTCCTTTCATCAATCGATATGTTTCCACCAACTGTTATTGACGGATTTACTGTGATATTTATAGTCGGATTTACCTCTATTTTCGCATCACCTACTTTTGTTTTAATATCGCCAATGGCTGCCTTAACAGTAGCCTCAATATCGCCTACAACTTCTTTAATTTTTTCATCAACTGTTGTCTTTACTTTATGATCGACAACAGCACTAGCCCACTTGTCGATGGACTCCTCCGCTTTTTTTCTCGTTTCTGTTTCAGATGCTGTAGTTGTTGTGTTGTTTATTTTATTTACGTCTGTCATAATAGTACCTCCTAGTACATACGATGGAACATAGGTTTTAGGCATTGCGACTGTTCCGATATCAGCAATGCCATTTTATGTATTAACAACTGCCCTAATTTTTAAAGGTCTTTTAGAGCTAAGACCAAGTAAGCCATTCTAGGATAATCTTATAATTATCTCTTACTCACTTGTATTATATATATTCAATTATTATGACTTTTACAAATTATATATCAATTCTTCAAGCCTCAACTATTTAGTAATATCAACTTGTTAAGGAGGTAAGTAAATTGGATATGATTCTTAATGGAAATGAATTTCCTGATATTATAGGATACTTAAACAACGGAAATCCTACGCTCAGAAGCCCTAGTTCTGTATATGAAATTAGTCTTATGCAAACCAAAGAAACATTAGCAGATATTGATAGCTATAGTAGATTTATTAATAACGCTATTGCACAATTTAGACATAGCAGGTTTTATAAAGAATACAAAGCTAATCTTATGAGTCTAGGACTTGATCATTGTTCGTATTTACATAATATAAACTCTGATATGGCTGAGTTAGAAATGAACCATGTCATCTTGACAATATTTGATATTGCATTATTAATCGCCGAGCATTATCTAAATACATATGGTTATGTATCAACATTTCACATTGTTGGTGGATTGAGAGAAGAGCATAAACAAAATAGAGTACCCATTATTATGATGAGTAAAACTGTACATCAGTTATATCATAACGATGATCTGTTCTATGTACATCCTAATCAGATTTTTGGTAAATGGACTGAATTAATCAAGACATATTATAATGGTATTACACCAGAGATTTGTGCTAAGTTATTATATTATATAAGACTAGCTCAGAGAGAACCAGAATCTAATGATAATGAACTTTTAACATTGGCAAACGAAATTCAGAACTGGAGTGAGAAGAATTATGGAAGTGCTTTACACACAATTGAATCTCCAAACCCTTATTATTTTTGGAATAATTCTGATAGTAATACTGTGCAGTGAGATTGTAATATCTAAGCTATTTAGTAAATGGCTTGCATTCAAGTATGATGAACTAGAGCTTAGAAAATATGACATAGACACACATTTGAATGTAACTGAAGATATTGAAACCAGACTTGATAAAGTAATAGAGAGCTGTTTCCAAGAGTATTCTTTAATGAATCTTGTATATAAAACAGATTGGTATATTAAAGAAGAAGACGAAATTAAAATCAGTAAAGATATTTGTGCACTTGTAAGTGATAGAATATCTCCTGTAATGCTTAAGCAGTTAGCATTATATTATAATGAAGATGCAATATTCGACATTATTGCTAAGAGAGTTTACTTTAAGGTAACTACATTTGTTATAGAACACAATAGAACTGCCTTATAATATCTTTAATGAAAGGAGGTAGATATCATTGGCTAGATATAATTATGAGTTTGATATGAAATATACAGATAACCCATATATAGACCTTATAGTCAATTGTGTAAAGATTCTTGGAATGAACTGTGTTGTTAAAAATGAGAATCAGGCTCTTCATTATGAAGATGCTAGGTCTGCTACTTTGGCTGGTCAATATATTAAATATAAAGAAGGCAACTGGAACTATATTAAAGACGGTGAGTACTCTGATGCATCATATATGGAATGGAATAGCTATTATAGAATGCTTAATGGATTACCACCAGCATATACATTAAATGATGAAAACGCTTATTTCTCAGCAACTGGTTATGATGATTCTATATATGTGGATATCGGAAATGCATATGTAATACCAGAACTCTATGAAAAATACTTTATAGATGTCGGACAATATGATGAGAAATATGAAGGTAAGTATCTTCATGAACTGAATACTGAAGATTTATCAGTAATATCTGTAGAGGGTGGTATATTAGACCAGATTAAGGCTGATTATGCTGAAGACCCTCACTATCAATATATCTATCATTTAGGAGATAAAAGGGTTGATTTCTATACTGCTCGTAAGGCTGTAAACTTTGCAATGTTATATTGTCCTAGTCTTAATACATTTGATATTATAGAAAATAAGTTCAAGAGAATGTATGATAGAAACAGAAGATATACTATGTCTACTGTATACTCTGAAGCTTATAGATTTATGTCATATCATTATGATGCATTTATACAGATTCTTATCATTATACAAACAATGGTAGATATGATTTCTGAAGTACAAGAGTATATCATTAATAAAGATGTATTTGACTCTAGAACTATACGTTATCTATTTGAATCTTATGGTATTGCTTATTATAAAGAGATTCCAACTAAATATCAGATTCGTATTATTAAGAACGTAAACACTCTTCTTAAATATAAATCATCTCATAGAAACATTACTGATATTCTTGAATTGTTTGATGATGATACTATTACTGTATTTACGTATTATCTAATGAAAATCAAGGCTATCAATAGAGATAACTTCTATTATTATGAAGAGAGTGATATAAATCCTAGATACGTTAATACTGATGTAGTAATGTATGTAGGAAGACCTGAAGATATATCTAATAACAAAGTACCATTAATGAATGTACATACTAATCAAGATGATATAACTGTTACTAAGAATGATGATGGCAAAGTTACAAAAGAAAACTTTATTAGAACGTACTTATATAATTACTATCTTATAGATGAAGGAGAACCTGATACTGCTAGTAATAGAGCTATAAGTATGAGTGATTCACAACCTATCGTTAGTAAGTATGCTGAAACTATAGATATAGCTACAGATACAATAAATAATGGTAGTTTTGTATTAGACTTCTTAAACACTGTTGCTCTTAATAATAAAGGTTTACCATGGTTTGGAACAGACAATTATAATATAGATGAATCTAAACCAAGTTCAAAAGAATATTTAGCAAATAGAAACGTGTTTCTAAATAGGTATAAGAATGCTCTTACTAATCTTATTAGAATTGTATTTAATGAAGAAACTGCTGATGATTCATTTGCTCTAAACCAATATAACTTCAGAAGAATCAAGTATAGATTATATAGCATTCTAGGTATATTTGATTATGATGGAATTGCTGAAAAATTTAATAATAGAACACTTGATGATATAACTGATGCTGAGCTAGAGTCGTTATTCTATACAGCAGACACATTGATAACAGAAAAGTATTGTAACACACATGGTATAGAAAGTCTTTTTACTGATTTTCTTGAATCTGATGATAGATATATCTTAAATCATACTATTCCATTTATGGTATGGAATGAATATAAATATAAAGATGCTTCAGATGATCCTGAAACTACGGAATATTATACGTCTGATAATAAGAATTATATATTTAATTCTGATGGCTCGTTCTCTGCTAATTATAATAAATTGGGTGACTTGTATACAAAGTATACGAAAGCATTTAGAGAAAGCTATATAATATCTACTAGAGTATTTATTGAAGCTGTGTTTGATGATATGGCTTATGATTCTATTAATAATCCAACCCCTAGATATACAGGATGGATGGATATTAGTCAAGTTGTATCTAAGACAGGTAAATCATTAGATGAGCTTGAATTAGGTGATGAAATTACTATTCATACTGGAGATAATGTTCCTATATATAAGTCTGCATATGTTTATGAAGTAATCACTAAAGATATGCTTGGATTGGAATACTATAGAAAGAACTATGATTTGTGTTTCTTAAAAGTACCTATTCTAGATCCTAATGCATATGCTGTTATAGAACGTAGAGATTTGAGAAGAAGTTACGACTCAATTACTTTAGCAGATCCTTTCTGGGATGGTGTATCTACATTTGATCTTCTTACTGATGAAGAACGTGATAAGTTACATCAATCTAAGAAACAAGAGATTCTAAATAAAGACTTTACTATTGAACGTACTAAATATATAGCTGTAGAAGCTAATATAGATTTAGTAAAGATGTCATATCAAGTAAGTTACTTTATGAATATGCTATATGATAAGCATATGGATGAAGAAGATTTGATGGTTGAAGTTGACTCAGAAATATCTGATGATAAAGTTAGATTAAATGATTTGCTTACTTTTGCTATTGCTCTTAATTTTATATATAATGGTACAGAACCAGATAATATTGCTAGCGATATGGAAAAGAATATGTATATCAATGGATTTAACTTTGATACGGACTGGTCTACAATATATAACTATCTTGAGAATAAGTGTTATATCAATAATAACTATGATAATGAGATTCATGAATATACTTATATAGATGAGTTTGGTGTATCTCATACTAATGTAGGATATGGAATGGATCCTATGGGAAAAGGTTGGTTAACTGAAATATACGATGATACTGTATCTTATGGTACAGCTTATTGTAGTGACGAAGAAGACTATGTAGAAGTTAAAGCATATTTCGGATATCCTATATATGGATATAATGAGAATAATGAACCTATATTCTCTTATTCAGATGAGGAAAATCAACCTACTGGTTCTCCAATAAATAATCGTATTCCTATGCCTCCTGACTCTGTGGATCATAGTAAAGTTCCAGACCCAGCTGTAGGTGCTTTTCTTAGTGGTCGTTATGAACAGTGTAGTGAAGATTGTGCTACTACTATTGATATGGAATTAGATTTTGGTTCTTCTGAGATATGGAATTATAATCTTAAACATCATCCTTTAGTAAGTACTACTGGTGAATTAACTGTATTGAATATAGCATGGGAGCCTACTCAATATCCTGATAGTGATAATAACTCTCATGGTCTTTGGTTAGATACTGAGATACTTACTACACTTACAGATGAGAGTATTACTGATTTAGATAAAATTAATTATCTAAAGAAGATTTATTATAGTAATACAAATCTATATGATCATCTGACATATATGCTAAGACATGCTGAATCTAAACGTATGTATGATATATACAAAGTTCTATTTGACTCATTTATGGAAACAAAGATGAATCATGATTACTATGGTCAGATTGATAGAAATGGAAATCCTGTATATACTAATGAGAATGATACTAGTGAGTTATATTATCTTACATTATCAGATGAAGTAGAATGTGATCCTAATGGATTTCCTATATTCGAAGGTACTGATTTAGAGACAAACAAAGTAGCTTATTATCAGTTCGATTATAAAAAGGCTGTAGAAACCAACTTCAAAGTTTGTGAATATTATAATATAGCAAATCCTAGCGAAGTTTATGATTGTTTCTATAATATGAGAACTATTAACGGTGAAGAAGTAAAAGAATATATTGTTCATTATGATGAACAAAATCAGTTAGGAAGAGAAACATATTTCTTCCCAAGTTCTGAGAATCATTTCTTTACATTTAATGTAAATGAACAGAATTATCTTGTTTATAATGATAATCCATCTATTAAGATTCCTGTTGATCTTGATAGCGATGGTAATGTTATTATAGATGAGAATAAGAAGTATGTTATTATAGAAGATGAGGATGGTAATTATACTGTTGAAATAGTAGATAAGTCTGAGAAAGTTACTAATGGTAAGGAAGTAATTATTACAAAGAAGATTGCAGAAAGTTATTATGACTTCTTAGAGTATCGTAATCCATCATTATATGCTCTATTGATTGATTTGAAATATAATTACGATAACGTACCAGTAAAGGTTGATGACAATGATTCTGTTGTAAGATATATGCCATCTGATGAGAAAAAGAAAAGAATAGAAACATTATGTGAACTTATTGTAGAAGCACTTGAGAAGTACTTTGATAAGTCTGAATGGCGTTATTTATTCAATCTTATTCCTACTGCTAATATAGAGAATATTCAGAATTATATAATGAAGATGGTAGTATTCTTCAAGTCTTGGAAAACACAGATTCTTGATACTACTGTAAGTTATATAATTGATGACCCATATAATAACCATGTACATATACTTGATGATATGTATTA